ATGTATCCCGACCCTGCTATGAGAAAAGGAGAAGCATTTAAGTGTTCTATAATGCAGAATCAAGCAGCTGAAATCAATATCAAAGATATTAAAGTTTTATCACAAAGCTATATAGGAATAGTAGTACGTCATACATCTACAGGAGAATTGAGATTCGTTACTCTTACTACTGATGTAGCTAGTATGTCAGCTAATGAATACTTGTTATCTGTAGATATTCCTAAAAATTGGCCTAATGGGAATGTAGAAGTATACATGGTAGGGTCTATGATATCTGTTCCAACAGTATAGACAAGTATTGGTACTACTGTTAGATCGCTGAATTAGGAAGATGGTAATGAAGGTTATCGAGTATTTGTACTTAAAGACGAAGAACCAGATAGATTCAGTGTAGATTATGATGTTGAACCAGGATCACTTCCAGGAGAGTATGAAATTACATTTAGTGTTACATCTATTAAGGGTACATTCTGGATGTATGATGTAACTATGGTTCTTTCATCTGAACCTGCTGGTAACGTAATTCCTATGGGTACTGTAACTAGTGGTGCTGGACCAGATGTTAATATTATGACAGGACAAACCTATACATTCCCTCCATATACTGTACACGTTATAAATAGTAGTATTAATTCTTACGTCAATGTAGACCCAACATATCGTGGTACTGTAATTGGTGGATTTAGTATTCTATTTAGAGCTAAATAAAATAAATTTTAATCGATTAAAACAATGAATAAACTAGACGTAACAAAAGAAATTAGACAAGTTACATATACTTACACGAGTGATAATCTTACTTTTGAAGGTACTTGTAATGTTGACTCAAAGAAGGCAGTATCTGACGTTAATGCTCAGGTGAGTGTTAAACAAGGAGAAGCTCCTATGAATATTGGCAGTGTGTCAAGTAATGGTAGTACATCTATCAATATTTGGAACAGTGAATATAAAAGTTTGATTGACACTGTAGCTACTGCTTTCAAGTCATTGCAGACAGACTTGACTAATTACTATAATGTTCAAAGTGTTAGTGATATCTTATAATTATGCAAGTAAGTTTTAGAGTAAGTCCTACAGCACCAAATCCTGCTGAGACTACATATTGGATTGATACTACTGATAACAATTACAAAGGTACTATCAAGTATTACAATGCCAATACAAAGAAATGGGAGATAGTAAACGATAGTACCAATAGTCAACAAAATGAAGCTATTAAAGAACTTAGTACTGCACTTCAGGCAATACAAGCAACGGTAAGTACTTTGCAAAGAGATAAAGTAGACAAGGTATCTGGTAAAACTCTTAGCACTAATGACTATACTACAGATGAAAAGAACAAGTTAGCTGGCATTGCTGCACAAGCAAACAAGACTAACATTGTTAATAACCTGACTACATCTGCTGCTGGTTCTGCATTAGATGCACAGCAAGGTAAAGTACTAAAAGATGCTCTTGATGCTTTAACACAAAGAGTAACTGCTTTAGAAACACCAGCTGCATAAAATACGCTATTAGTACATACTGATATAGGAAAAGGGGTAGAAACATAATCTACCCCTTACCGTTTTATAATTAGTATCAAAGATATTTCAGTCCTAATCTAACAGATTGGGATTTGTTTTTTAGCTAGAAACAAGTTTATGTTGACATCAATAATTGAGAAACTACCAGAAATAATATCATCTATAGCAGCTTTCGCAGCATTGTGGTTTACTTATAATCAATATACGAAGAATAAGATAACTGATTATAAAATTGAAAGTTGGAAGAAAGAAGAATCACAAAAGAATATAAAGAAAGCTGGAGATATAGCTACTATATATGGCGAACTATGGGAACTATTACACTTTTTGAAAGCAGATAGGGTATACATAATTCAGCCATATCCGTTGTATAAATCTCTATTTATCTCTGTTACTTTAGAAGTAAAGAGAAGTGATGTGTCTAGCGTGAAACCTCACCTGACAGATATTACGATCTCAACTATCGCAAAGTTCACTTCTGAATTAGCAAACAAAGATTACATATGGATTGATGATGTAGATAAGGAAGACATCGATAAAAAGATGAAACAACTTATGCTTTACAATGGATGCAAGACATTGGCTATTCGTAGAATGACAGATGAAAATGATAACTGGATTGGCAACTTAGTTGTAAGTTATACCAGAGGTTTTAATGAAGTAGATGTTACCAAAGACTTAGTAGATAAAATGACTAGATCGAGTGCACAGATGATCTAGTACTTATTACCAGAATACTAGGCTCCAAAATAATTTTAGTGAGAATGTATCACATAATGGCGTATTTTCAAATTTGATTTGTTAGTACGCCATTTTTATTTGCCTAGTTTAAAACTAACCATTATGAATATATTCACAAAATTATTATTAGCAGCAGTGCTTGCATTAGGTCTTACTTGTGTATGGCAAGGTAATAAAATTAAGACATAGGATGCTCGTATATCTCAGATTTATAACAATTATAAATACTACGAATCGTAGTTTAACAACACTGAAAAATAGAATAGAGTCTTATAGATTACAGTTAATGAATTAAGACTAAGTAAAGATAGCTTAGTGTAGGCAGTAAATAAGGCTAAGAAAGAATTAAAGGTCAAAGACCAGAATCTCAAAGAGGCTCACGTAATCAATACAGAAATGAAAGACACAACTACAGTTAAAATAATAACCAAGGAGGTTGACTTTACTAAAGAGTTAAAGCTTAATTCATTGACAACTATCACAGTTAGCCGAAAAGATTCAATCTTAACAACTATACTTGACTTAAAGAATCAGTAGATCCTTATTGTTGAAGAGAAAAAAGAATATCGTAACAAGTATAAAAACCTATGGAAAAGATTCTGGCACTTTGACTGGAAGCGCGATCGCGTATAGAAATATCAAATTAAGAACACAAATGATCTTATCAAAGTAACAGATACCAGAGTTATCAAAATGACAGATAAATAATAGAAATAACCCTATTATTAAACTTATTAATCAATAATAAAATATGCATAGACTATTCCGTATTAAGGCTTATGAAGCCGAACATGGTCCTCACTTTGACGAGGAAATGGCTCGTAAAGCAGTAAGCAAGATGGAAAATGAAGATGGCTCTAGAGGTCAACATTGGTCAATAGAAGAAACTACTTCGTTAGCCAATCAGCACGGCATACGTATGGATGAAAAATTCAATAAGTATGACTGGTATGTTGCATTAAACATGGTATACTCAGACTATTACAGAGTAATAGTTAACATGACTAATTCTAATAATCCTAAACACTTTGTTGAGCTTGCAAAAGCTTGGATGTGTGATAAAGACATAGAAGAAGGTAAAATGTGGTACTACTATGTATACATAATGTGTGACAAAATCAGAAATGCTGAAGAGGAACTTTACGAGAGAGAATATGGCAGACGTCACAAGGAAGACGATGACGATGACGACGAATACGAATATCATGGAATGATGCGTAGAGGCGGAAGAAGGTCAGGTATGACGGGTAGACGTTCTGAGTATAATTACGATCATGATTACGAAAGAGAAGAAAGAAATCGTGAATACGAACCATATTCGGAATATGGGCATGGACGTTCAATTCGCTATGTTCGTTTTTAATCAAAAACTTAAAAATCAATTTTTAAAATAAATCAATTATGTTAGGTGAAGAAAAAATTATTGTACAGGATCGCGGTATCGATGCAGGTCTCGCAGCACTGATGCAGAATGCTAACAAAGGTAACATGGACCCCGCAGCTCTTATGGCTATGATGAATAACAACGGCGGATTCGGTGGTAACGGAGCTTGGTGGATTTGGATTATCCTCCTGTTCTTCTGCTGGGGTGGATTTGGTGGTAATGGATTCGGTAGAGGCGCTAACGATGCCGGTAGACTTGCTTCTGAACTGAATACTGACGCTAATACAAACTTACTAATGCAAGCAATTAATGGTAACAAAGAAGCTATCAGCTCCTTGTCTAATACACTGAATTGTGACTTTAACTCGGTGACTGCTGCTTTGAATAACATCAACAGTGGTGTTAATCAGATCTCTTGTGATGTGAAATTGTCAGGCTGTGAAGTTATTAATGCTATTACTTCTGGTAATGCTGCTTTGGCTTCTAAGCTCGCTGAATGTTGCTGCAACACACAACGTTCTATTGACAGTGTAAACTTGAATCTTACTAAGATGGGATATGAAGATCAGTTGGCCATGTGTAACTAGACTAATACTCTGGTAAACACTATGAATCAGAATACACTGAGCTTACGTGATTCTAACTTAGCTAATACTCAGGCTATACTTCAGAAGATCGATAACTTCGAGAATATTTATCGTCAAGACAAGATGGATAGACTGACTTCTGAAAATCTTGCTCTGAAGGGACAGATCTCTCAGGCTAATCAGAATCAGTATATCGCTGCAACAGTACAGGCTAACACTGCACCGATTGTTAATCGTCTGAACTCACTGCAAAGTGATGTAGATGGTATTAAGTGTAAGTTGCCTAATACAGTAAGCGTACCGTATCCTCAATTAGCAGTTTACAATCCTGAAATCGCACGTGCTGCTGCATATGGTGCATTTGCAGGTGAAAATTATGGATTGAATACTCAGTGCGGTTGTTGCTAATAGAAAGGAGGTAATTATGTATCCTTTTTATAATACGAACCAAAGATTATTTCCGTTTCCTTTCTTTCCATTTCCCGGAACAGGATTCAATCGGAGACGTAGATTAAATAGAATATCTGGTATACCAGTACTTAAAACTACAGGTGTTACCGCTTCAACTACTGAAGTAAGATATGATGTTAACGAAGAAGAATGGAGAGCACTTCCAAATGAAGGTCTTTTCTTCTTAGATGTAAGACAAGAAGTTCCTACTGCTAGTGCAGATCTTCCAGTAACTCTTAAAGCTGAAGAATCTACTCCAGATGGTACTTCTATGTTACGTAATGCGTTAGCAGAAGATGTATAGGCCGGTGATTTGAAAATGACAATTAGATATATGATATACTATAATAAGTGTACTAAGACATATCAGTTAGTCAATTCTTATCTAGCTAATATTCCTACAGCTACTGCATAAGTTTAAACAAAGGGCTCCCTTAAAAAAGGAGCCCAAAAACTTATATTTGTTATGATGTTCAATGAATTAAAAACAGGAGATAATGTCTATATAGTAGAAGTTCTGGGAACTTTCAAAAAGAATACTAGCTATAGTGTTGGTACAGTCAGTTCTGTTTCAAACGTGTATGATGAAGCTCTTCCTCAAGGCTAGTTTTAGATGCCTGGACAAACAAGAAAGAGATTAGTGGATGTCGTTATTACCAGTGACGGAGAATCAAAAAAATTCACAGTTCCAGTCGATAGATCCATTATTAGTGACAGTTCTATTGGGCTTACTATTTCCACAAATAAAAACGAAATAGTCAAGATCATCCAAGATCAATACAATATTTACAAAGCTAAAAAAGACTCTATCGCTAAGTGTGACGAAGAGATGAAAAGATGTCAAGACCTACTTGATAAGTTAGATATTAAACCTGAAGAAAAAGAAGATCCTCGAATAAAGGAGCTTTAGAATGAAGTCAGTGAATTAAAGAATATTATAAAGCAAGCAAGTCAAATGGTTCCAGCACCAATGAAATAGATGCTACCATAGAATATGCAAAATGCTATGAACGAGGCTAGTCATTAAGACTAGCCTTTTTTATTGCCCATTTCTTTGCCTTTAAAGAAGAGCTATTACACTATGTGTGCAATTGTATACCCTATAGCAGAAAGTGCGTAAAAAAGGCTAAGAATACGTTTTATTTAGATAACGTTATATTTGTAGAGATGAAATTAAATACACTGTCAACAATTGTGGACGATATACTCTTAGAATTGCGCAATAGTAATATCGGCGAATCTGAGCATATAAGTAGGATTCAGATAGAACAATGGATACATCAATATAGAGCATATCTAATAAGATAGGAAATAGATAAAGGTTATGACATAAATGATATGTATGTAACTACTATTCCTATGGTGCACTTAGATAAAGTAGAAGATACTCCTGGACACTTTTTATATCAGTCTGAGTATGAACTACCTAAACTAATTCAGTTTCATAAAAGACCAGGGCTTATCTTTGTGAAAGATATGTATGGTAACCTAATCTAGATAGGTGATGAAACTAAAGCTAAAGCGTAGAAGTATCGTAAGTATACTTGCAAAGATTATATTTGCTGGGTAAAGAATAATCGTATATACTTAGATGGAGATAGTAATCAATTAGAGTATATTACTATTGGTATTATACCTGAGAATCCTGCTGATGTAGCAGATTGCTTTGATCCTAATGCTCCATATCCGGCTCCAGCACACATGATACCTACAATCAAAGATTTAATCTTTAGTAAAGAACTTAGGATTATGCCTCAGATGCCATCTGACGATACTAACAATTCACAAGATAATACATAGAATATATATAAGAAATAATGTAGACTGAAAAACTTAAATATAATAGAAAATCTTACACTATTGCAGACTATTATGTAAGCTACAAGAACTATATAGAATAGGATACAGTGTATGATATACCTTATTCTACTTTTAGAAATATAGTATCTGATTACTTTAAATACATTCAATAGGAAGTAATAGAAGGAAGTAAAGAGTTTAAGTTGCCATGTCGGTTAGGTACGCTATGTATTGTGAAGAGATAGCCTAAGAATTTTGATAGTAAAAGCTTAAGAATAGATTATCACGAAAGTAAAGTGCAAGGTAAGATAGTATACTTCTTAAATGAACATTCAAACTTTTTTAAATTCAGGTTACACTGGTCAAAGAAAGAGTCACTACTTACTAATAAAACTAAATATTAGTTTATACTTACTAGAGCAAACAAGAGAAGACTTGCTCAGATAATCAAGAACAAAGAGCATGATTATATTGAAATAACTTAACTAGCCGCTAAAAGATTAAACTATGATAAATAACAATTTAATAAGTTCAAAAGCGGTTGTAGCTAAAATTATTGCTGATAATGACATGTCTGAAGATGATATCAGAGTATCTGACATCAAAGAGTGGATAGGCGAGGCAATGGAAAAGATTGGTGCTGTACAATAGCTCGAACATAAAGTAGTAGTATTACCTGTTAACTGTCATTAGACTAAGTTACCATGTGATCTATATAGATTAGACTAGGTTGCTTTTTCATTCAGCAACTCAAGCTGGTTACCTATGCGAAAGGCAACTGGCTCTTTTGGTATAAATACTTGTGGTACTTGTAATGACCCAAAGATGTTAATACAAGATGAACCACTGATTATACTAGTAAAAAACTTATACAATTTAACTAGTGATAAAGAAGCATTAGATATACTTAATTCTTCACCTAATACTAGACAAACACTTAGTGCTTTACTTAATCAATATACTGTGCCTACTGTTAATGGTAAGTATATAGGTTATGATAGCAACTTTATCAGTAATGCATTACAATACACAACTAAACCGGGATATATTATGACTAATGTACCTAATGGTTTTGTTAAAATATCGTATCATGCAATACCTACTGATGACGAAAGTATGCCAATGATACCAGATAATCCTTCATACTCTGAAGCTATCTATTGGTATGTTACTATGAAGCTAGAGTTTCCTAACTATAAGACTGGTAAAACTCCTAGATATGTGTACTATGATATTAAGAACTCTTGGAACTTCTATAGGAAACAAGCATACGCAGAAGCAATGATGCCTGGTGTAGATGAAATGCAGAGTATACAAAATAGCTGGCTTAGAATATATCCAGAGATAGACGAGCATGATACATTCTTTGATACACTTGGAGATAAACAAATAATATACAATTAGAATAGAGTATGACCAATACATTTCAAACAAATAGCTTTACATCAGGCATGAATATGGATGTCGATGTGAATCTTATAAAGGATAATCAGTACCGTTATGCTGAGAATGTTAGGATCATAACTAATGATAATGGTACTACTGGAGCACTACAAGGTATTGAAGGAGTTAGAAAATACAATGGTAATATTACTAACGATGAAGTGGTAATAGGTGCAACTACAATTGATAAGATGGCGATCATATTCACTAAAGTAATAGTGAATGGCAACTATTCGCACAATAAAGTATATAGAGTTGAAGGTTTTGATGATTCTACTCCTAAACAAACAGTAGTATTACAAGGTGACTTAAAGCTCTGCGAATATCCAAATGAAACTAATATCAGCTGTGTTGCTAACTATGAAACTGATACTAACATTAAAGTATACTTTACAGATGGCAAAAGTGCTACTAAAGTAATTAATGTAGTAGATGGTAAATATACTGGTACAAGTGCTACTAATCCATTAGTAGATTCTAAAGGATGGATCAAAACTCCAAATGCTATTGACATTACTCCGGGAGCAGTTCTTCCTCCTTTCAAAATCATTAGACAAGATGGAGGTAACTTGGCATCAGGAGTAATCCAATATTGTTACCAATTATTTAATATACACGGCTCAGAAAGTACTTTATCTTCTCTTAGTGAGCTTAATCACTTAACAGCTAGTGTTACTACTTAGACAGCACAATAGTATGAAGGAATGGGCTAGAATGTAAGTTCTGGTAAATCCTGTGTACTTAAAGCTCCTCTAGTTAGTAAAGACTATTAGAAGTGTAGAGTAATAAGTTTATCTTATACTAACAACAATCAACCTCCTAGAATATTTATAGTAGATGAAATAGATTTAGTTCCTACTCAATCTGAAATCAACTATATAGATAATGGTAACACTATTATTGGAGAGTTAAGTGTTGAAGAGTTTAATGCATTAACTGGTTATCAGTTCATAGCTAAGACTCTTACTCGTATGGATAATAGATTGTTTGCAGCTAATATTCAAGAAGATAGTTGGAATCCTAAGTATGATGCAAGAGCATACCGATGTAATAAAGCGGGTACTTTGGTATTACATTCTGCAAATAGTGCTGAAAACATAAGTAAGGTATTACCAACAGATGCTACAGAGTTGAAGCAATTCTACGACTCTATACCTGAAAGTCATGACTGTATTAATCCTTTTAATACTACTAAGAGCGTAGATTTTAATGATACAAATAGATATGAATATAGTAATATCAAATCTGGTAGTAACAGGTTAAGAGGAGGTAGCGGACCAAATATTGACTATACTTTTGTAACTACTGATTTCAAACTAGATGAAATGGTAGGTAAAGGACAGTCTGTTGCATCTCAAGACTCAGTTGGTATTAAATGCGCACCTGAAAACATAAGTCAGGTTGTTTTATATAATGCAGATACTAGGTCTCAAGAAGTAGTACAAGCTTTGCCTGCACCGGGAGTACGATTACCTAATTATGCTGATCCATACTTAGCTGCTAACTATAGAAGCTATCAGAGAGATGAAGTATACAGATTTGGTATTGTGTTCTATAATGAAAAAAATATACCGAGTCCTGTACACTGGATTGGTGATATTAGATTCCCACATTCTGTGGAATGCCCAGCATTCGCAGCAGGTAGTTCTAATTTACAAGCTAGACCATTAGGTATTAAATTCCAAGTAAGAAATGTGCCAGCAGGATGTACTTCATTTGAAATTGTACGATGTGACAGAACTGAAGCAGATAGAACCATCTTAATGCAAGCAGCTATGTCTATTGTTGGTAATATGTCAGCATCTGATGATACTGGTGAATTAGGAGGTAGTACGGATGTAAGACCTTATCTGTTTCTTACTTATCAAGCGGGTGATCTAACAGCTGTTGGTTTCAATGGTACTGATAGAGTACGTAATGCATTCTTACCTAATAATCAAGTACAATCTGATTATGTTACTCTTATCTCACCAGAGATATCCTTTATGCAAGATAAGATAGAACAGTCATTCAAAGGTCAACCTACATATGTAGAATCTTTGTATGGGTTAGTATCTCAATTCGATGCGGTAGGTGGTAAGCCACGTATTATGATGAATGCTCTTAAGGTAAGAGATACAGATCCTAATGCTGGTGAATTAACTAAATTAAATAAGATAGGAATTGTAACAGATGGATCTGATGGTGCAGTAGGTGTGTTAGTAGATGATACTTCTAAAGCTGGACAAGAAAGTGCTAGTAGTAGATATGCTTTAAGTTCTGGTATTAGTAAATATTATAGATTACAAAGTTCTGGCAACGGATCTGCATATGGTAGGAAACAAGCTTACATTACTGATGTTAAGTATCCTCCTATGGCTCCATATAATTCTATCAATGATAAATCACCATACTATGTGAACATTGGTAATATTGCATACTTGAACATGGGCCTTACTAACTTCCAGTATGCTTTACCTAGAGAGAATACTAGTGATAAATCTGGACCATTTGGACCATGTTTAATTGCATATATTCCTGGAGTTACTTCTGCTATACCTAGATTTAGTTCTATTGGTGATGGATCTTCTACTCTAGATTCTGCATATACTCGTAATGCTATACCTGTAGTTAATATAAAGAAAGACGGTAGTCAATATGGAGGTAATACATTTACTTCTAGACAGAACTCTATCTATATATCTACTAATTCATATAGTAATGATATATCTGGTATTACACATACTCTATATACTTTTGGTGGTGATACTTACTTGTGTCTATTGGATCAACCTTTGACTATGATCTTCTAGAAGAAAGATCCTCAGGATTGGGATGATTACAAGATGTTCACGGCTGCATATATACCATTTGAATCAAGTATTAACTTGAATTTAGCATATGGTGATGCAGTACACAGAAGCTTTAGAAGTGGCGATAACTTCCTTGATATCTTTACTTAGATAGAACCGGGTCAGTTAGGTGCATATCATGTACAGGATAGACCATACTTCGCTTATAATCCTACTTACTCTTCACAGCCGGGTAGTAGAAAGTATATATCAGCTTCTATATATGCAGAGAATAATGTAGTTACATCTAATCGTATTGCTTGTTCTGAAGCTAAAACTAACAATGAAATACTTGACAATTGGACTAAGTTCAAGTTTGCTAACTATTTAGATGTAGACAACAAGTATGGTTAGATCACTAATCTGACATCATTCAAAGATAGGTTATTCTTCTGGTAGGATACTGCATTAGGTATTGCTTCTGTAAATGAAAGATCTCTTATTCAAGACAATAATGTAGGTCAGTTAACATTAGGTACAGGTGGCATTCTCACAAGGGCTGATTATTTAACTAATACAAATGGTTCATCTATAGTAAATGATAGAAGTATAGTACACTCTGATAATGTACTGTATTGGTACGACTTTGATAAGAATGAAATATGTGCTTACACTGGACAAGTATCACAAATCTCTAAAGAGAAAGGCGTATAGACTTATCTCAATGAAATGTATGTGAACAAGCGTAATGTAAGCTTAGCATTCTATGATAAGAAGTACAATGAAGTATGGTTTAAGTTCTATGACAAATCATTGATATTCAATGAACAGTTAGGTCAATTTACTTCATTCTATACATTTAATCCTCAGTGGGCCCTACCATTCTCTAATAAGATTGTAACTATTAAAGATAACTTCTACTATGTGATTAATACTCTAGATATAGATGGAATACTTCCTGAAACTAAGATTGCTAAAGTACAATTCTATGTAAACAAGGATACTCTATATACTAAAGTATTTGATAATGTATTCTTTGGTGGAGAATTCAATGACCCTAGTACAGCAGACAATCTAACTGCTATGAATAACATAGTAACTAATATTACATTCCATACTAAGGGTCAAGAAGCTAATCCATTACCACCATGTACATATGATAGCACAGTAAACACTGATCTTAAGTATGCATATGATTACAGAGAAGATACATATAGATTTGCTATAGGTAGAGAGAACATAAATTTGAGTGATACACAACAGATTGAGAATAAAGCAAATGCTGGTAGATTGAGAGGTAAATGGTTACAGTGTGAGTATGTATTCGACTGTAATAATGATAAGACCTTTAAATTACCATACGTTAATACAACATATAGATATTCACTAGTATAATGAAAAAGAAAGGAAAGAAAGCGCGTGCATGTGCATTTGGTGCTAAGATTACACCAGATAGTATTTCAGATATGATACAAGGCACAGCAGGCTTATTTGGTAGTTTATCTGGTAAATCTACAGCTACTACATCTGGACAGGCAGTAAGATAGTCTGTTGGAAACATATTCAGTGGTGCAGGTTCGGGTATGCAAATTGGTCAAATGTTTGGACCACAAGGAGCAGCTATAGGAGCCGCTGCTGGAGCAGCTATGGGTTTAGTAGGTAAATCAGGTGGCATTACTGAAACAGGTGGATTTACTGAAGATAACCAGTATTCGCTTGGCACAGGCTTAATTGGTGCATTTGGTAATAAGCGATTGAAACGTAAGATCGAACAAGATAAAGCTAAAGTACAAGCAAATAGAATTGCAGTATCTAATACTGCTGACTTGCAAGCAGATTGGTATAATGATAATAATTATGATACATACACATTTGCAGATGGCGGTACAGCTGGCAGTTTGGCTTATGTTGATGATGGAGAATTGATTCAAACTCCAGATGGTAATGTTAGTAAAGTACCTGAACAGGGTAAACCCACTGACTCTAATCTGGTTAACTTGCCTTATGGTACTAAGATACTTAGTGATACTCTAAAAGTTCCCGGAACTAAGAAAACATTTGCACAAATGGGAGAAGAAATGATGTCGAAAAAGAAAAGTAAAGGTAAAGATAAATATGCTTAGAATGCTGCTAAATTGAATGCCATGAACGATGCTATGATTCATGATGAATTATTCAATCAGCAAGAAGTATTAAAATAGAAAAAAGGAATTAAACCAAAGACTAAAGCTTTTGAGGATGGAGGTTTAAATCGTAGATACAATAGAAGTGTAAATGATACTATGCGAGACATCATTATTGGTTCTCAGCTTGGGCAAGATAAAGTACTTACTGGTTTCTACGACAGTAAAGGTATGGGTAGAATGCCTAATCTTACTGATAACATTGCATTGCCAGAAGTAACAGTAACAGCAGCAGCACCTACTGGTGATACTAGTAAAGGAACTGGCAAAGGAAGACGTTTTAGTTTTCCTAAACTAGGAGATCTTGGAGAATATGCTAGCTCAATAGCATCACTTGCTCCAGTAATATCTAATCTTACTTCAGGTAGTGCAGAGCAAGTAAGAGACGTACAGAATCCATATGCAGGAACTGTTGCTAGAACTATGCGTAATCGTAGATATGATATTACTCCTGCATTAAGAGAATTATCTACTAGTAGAGCAATATCAGATTATAACGCTAGTCAATCTAATACTAACACAGGAGCTAACATGGCTTATAGATTACAATCAGCTGTTGGATTAGATAAAGCAATTGCTAATCTGTATAGTCAAGCTAGTAATATGCAGAGTCAATTTGATGCAGATTACGCTAGTACACTTAATAACCTTGGTCAGCAGTATGTTGGAGCTGTTAATCTTTCTAGTGATTTGGGTGCTAGAAACAGAGCAGCTGCTTCTAATATAAGAAATGCAGGCTTAGGACAATTAAGTAAATGGGCACAGACTCAGCAACTTATGCGTAACCAGAAGAGAAGAGATAAGCAAATGCTTGGTTTATATAAACCGTTCTTAGAATCTGGTTTTACTAATACTGATTTAACTAACTTCCTAAGATACGAATAATATGGCAGTAAATAGATATAGCTAGCCAGCATAGGCAGATTTTATCAATACATATGTACCCATTAACTTTGGAGAGTTATATAGAATTGGTACTACTCAAAAAGCAGCTGTAGATCAAGCAGCTGCTAATTTGCAAAACAACATACAGAAATGGAGTGAATTTCAATCTCCTTCGGCTGTAGATACTAAAAGATATTATGATCTTACTATTGGTTCAATGAAGGATTATATTACAGAACTTGCCAGTAATCCTGATTTATTGAAAACACAAGAAGGTAGATCTAGACTGTAGTCAATGATTAATAATGTAGACTATAATGCTTTAAGCAATCTTAAGCAAAGCAGAGACGCAATGTTGTAGAGACAGAAAGTAGATCAGCAACTTATGTTATCTGACAAGTATAATCCTTTGTGGCATAAAGTAGATTACACAGGTTATAATACACAAGCTGCTGGTATATTTAATGACGTGTCACCGTTAGCATATAAGTCTGAGGTAGACATTGTGAAACCGTTTGTTGATAACCTTAAACCTGGATTCATACGTAATCAAGGAGGATGGGAATACAAAGGTGTATCTGAAGCTAGAACTAGAGAAGAAGTAGATAAGAATATATCTAGTATACTTAACACTCCTCAAGCACAGAAACACATTGAAGTGTTACAACAGCAAGGTCTTAGTCCCGAAGAAGCTACAAATCAATTTGTCAATAGTATATACAGAGCTGCTAAGGAATTTGCTTATGAAGATAGAGAAAGAGATCCTTGGTTCCTTAAAAGCATGGAATTGGCAGCCAGAAGAGCAGCTAAAGAACAAACTCCTACCATGCTCAACAATCTTACTACTATGATTCATAATGATAGTAGAAAGAAATTACTTGAGAACTTTAGTGGGCTTAATCAATAGACTATACAAGGTATGCTTAGAGGTCAAGAACTTACTCCTGAACAGAGGGATACACTTATGTATAATATGTCTCCAGATGTAATTCAAAACAAATTAAAATCTGGTTTCTTAGAAGTAGCTAAGAATAAAAAGAACTTAAACGCTGGAGCTAAATGGGTATTAGATGTAGTATCTGCACCATTAAGCCCAAGTGCCAATAACATATATGCTAAAGATGGTTCTACTGAAAAATTAAGCGACAATACATACTTAGCAAATGATTCACGTAATTTCATACTCGCTGATAATTTAGCTTACGCTATGATGGGTACTAGTAGAAATGCTGTACTTGGTAGAGATGCTGCTAAGAATCCGTTATTACGTAAAAGTATTATCGCTAGAGACAAGTTCAATAAGCTATGGGAATCTGGAGATAGATTTAACGGCTTTATTGTAAAAGGAGAAGGAAGAACTATTACAGATGGAGGTAGAGTATATCATGTAAAGAATGTATTTATACCTGCTGATCAGCTAAGTGATTTTACTACTGAAGACAAAGGTTTAATTGGTAAACTAGTTAGACAAGGTGATATTGGTGATTCAGAAACATTGTCAACAGTAAGTGAATTAGATGATGAAGGAAATGTAATAGACAGAAAGACAAAAAGAACACGTACTAAGAGCGATAATGCTAGTCTCTATTTAAAAGTACAGGTAGTTACTCCTATCGCAGATGAAGGTGAGAGAGCTATCGAAGCAGATAATATCTATACTAAAAAGACGAGAGGTTTGAGTTCTAAACAGACAGATATTCAGGCCGAAATCTCGGAATATGAAAGACTTTAATATGAAAGCATTCGGTAATGGTCATACAGCTCGTGACTTTTCTAGCGTTGGTGTACAATCGTTCAATACAATGAACTATGGTTATGCACCTCAAGAATATGAAAGAGCTAAAACATATAATGAAATAGCAGAGGATGTATCTGAGGAAATTGCAGATATAGACTATGATAAGTTAGCAGAGTAGAAGGATACATCGGAAGATGCGTCCTCTTCTACTTTTGGTACATTGCTTGCATTCACCAATCCTGTAGTAGCAACTGGTATACAGCTTGCAAGAACTGCTAAAGATGCAATTCAGAATGGTGAAACTAGACAGTTATACAATAGTTTAGTAGAAAAGAAACTGCAAACTAATGTTACTAATCTGCAAGGTGATATTGTTAAAAATGAAGGTAAAACCATACCTGAGATTGAGTTTGTAAAGCAATACGAAGAACAGTTAGATCAATTTAATAAGACTACTGATCAGGCAAGTAAACAAGATCTATCAACATACTTAGCAGAAAATGAAGAAAGATATAGACAGACTATCTTAAGAAATCCAGAACTACGTAGCATATACTTTGATTTAGGCGATGCTAATACCAGTGTGGATAGAAGTAATATGTCTGTATGGGATAACATTAAGTATACAGCTAATCAGATATTTGCATCTGGTAAAGAAGACGCTTTAACTGGAGCTATTGATTCTGGATTAGTAGATTACAATAATATACAGAATCTGAAGTATACAGCTAAAGCAGCTGATAAAGATAGAACTCGCGTTCTTAATGATCTTGATTTACTTTTACCTCCTAAATTTGCTTCACTAGAAACTAAATAGTAGGAGTTAGAGAATATACAAAGTAAACTCAGACAAGGTACTTGGTACTTTAATCCTGATGTACTTACTCCAGAGTTTAGAAAGAAGGTAGATGAAAACTAGTTGAATTTCTCAGACCCTTCTTCTATTAAGTATGCGTTACCACAAATTGGTTCATCTCTATCTGAGATAGGTGCTATGGCTGGATCTTTTGCTACCTCTCTAGCCGCAAGTAAAGCCGCTAAAGCATTACCCGGATACGGTAAGCTTATTGGTGTAGCAGAAGCTGGTATTAATACTTGGTTAACATGGTATCAAAGACAAGCTGAGACTAATAGCGAAGTGTTTGATTCTTACTCTTCTAGAGTAATTAATGCTATTAATGAAAAGAATGTAGACTTTGATAAGATAATTACAGAAGGTAAATAGGAATTAAGCAAGTTAGGTCTTAATACTGATAAATCAGAGTATGATATACTTAATGATATGTTGGTATATAATGTGGCTACAAGTTCTCCTGTATTTGAATAGATTAAGAGAGACTCTTATAATGGTTTAAGACAAGTAGAACAGAGCAACATGGCATTAGGAGCTTTGGATTTACTTGAAGCATCTGTATTCTCTTATGGCGGTAAAGCCGCTATGAACTCTATACTCAAAGGTACTAAGCTTGCTACAGCTGGTTCTAAATTATCTAAAGCAGCAGAAGCTGGTAAAAAGTTTGTAGATAGTAATATCAATAAGGCATTACTCAAGATAACAAGAAGTCCAGGTGCAGCTAATGAAACTAAACACTTGTTAGGTAGTTTAGCCTCTATGGCAGCTAAAGCTGGCTTCATTGCTGTATCTGAAAGTACTGAAGAAGGTGTACAGAATCTTTTGCAGAGTGAATATCAGAAAGGTTTATATGATAAGTACAGAGGAGAAGATACCACAATTTTAGAATCTATTGGTCGTAATGCTAGATTAAGTGTAGAATCTAATTTGGCATTAGCTGGTTTACATCCTGACGATGCCTTAAATAATGATAACGAACTTATACAGTCGATGAAAGTTGGTTCTCTTATTGGTATTATCATGGGTTCTTCTTTATCCGTAGCCAGCGGTTCTTATAATGCATACCAACAGTTGATGGCAGATAATCAAGTAAGACAAATGTCTGCACATGACTTTGCTAATAGAGAGAATGATGCTAAAGTAGACCAATTTTATAATGCAGCTAAGCGTAAGAAATTTGAATACTTACAGAAATCACTTGAAGATATTAGAGATAACTTCTTACCAGAGGGCGTAACAACAGAAGATATTAATTCTGATATAGCAGATGCTAGAAAGATTAATATGTTGTATCACAACCCTGCATTAGATAATAACTTTACCGATTTAGGAGTAACTAGAGGAACAGAGAAGCATCGTAACATACTTAAGAATGCTCTTAAGGCTATGAATGTTGAAGAAACATACAGAGCAGATACTAGAGTAGCAGCAGAAGATTTGAATACTGCCTTAAACAATGCTGACGATGATTCTTATGATGCTACTATCAGAACATTCTATGACCAAGCTATTGCACAAGATCCTGAATATGGAGTAGATTATGAATCTTATAAATCTGTATTCAAACAAATAAATCAAATACAGGCAGCAATCAAGTCTCTTACTAAACTTAATAATCAATTAAAGAATAGAGAAAACTTCTTAAAGACTATTAAGGATAAGGAAGGATTAGACGTAAATCTTGAAAATATAGCTTCTATTCAAGAATCAGTTAAACAAGATTTAAAAGAGCATAAAAGTAATTTAAAAGATATATCTGATATAATTGGAGTAGATCCTAAAGATCTATCAATTGAGTTCAATAATTCTGAAGAAGTTCAAAATGCTTTTGCGCAAAGTGCTGTAATTAAAGGACTGTACAAAAGAGCTTTAAATCGTAGAATGGCTTATCAAAATGGCTTTGTATTAGACTTTAACTACAAATCTGATGTCAATGCTCCTACTTGGAATACACTTAGTGAAGAGCAGAAACAAGAGTAGATCGATAAGGCTAATAAGCAAGCTGAAGAAGCTAACGAATCTGCACCTAGCTTGAATAAAATTATTTCTAGATATAATGCAAATATCAAGAAACAATTTGACATAGACGGTAAGAAAGCTACTGCATCTAGACAAGCTGCTAACGCTATTATACTTAAAGATTTAGAAAGATTTGAAAAGAATTAGCAATCATACGAAGAATTAGCAGAAGAGCCTAGTATAGAAGAAACTCCAGAAGTAGACTTTGTTCCAGAAGTAAGTCCTGAAAAGGATGATATTGCTATCAGAAGAACAACTGATAAGTATGAAGATATTTATGGAGAAGAAGTAACTACAGAACCTGAAAAGAAGACTATAGTCAAAGAAGAAGTAACCGAAGAAGATATTCCAGAGGATGTTGATACTGAAGATGGAGACTATATTGAGAGCAAACCTGTAAAATCTACAGAACCTACTCCAGAAGAAGTAGATAAATCTTCACAACTAGAAGAACAAGAGGAAGCAGTTGAGGAAACAGATGAAGATCCTGAACCCGAACCAGAACCTGAAGATGAGCCTGTTACAAAACAAGATGTTGTAACAAAGAAAATCGATAGAACTAAACCTCTTAGTCCGTCTTTGTTTAGAGAAGAACCTGAAGATGTAGATCTTAGAGGAATAGAACAAGGAGTAGAGGAAAAGGAATTCAAAGAAGGTACTGTAAAAGATAAAGTACAGGAAGGCGTTGAAGAGAAAGAGTTTAAACAAGGGAGTGTAGAAAAGAAAACTAAAGTAGACAAACCTGCTACTCAAGCACCTAAATAGACTCCAGATCCAGTTCCTGCTCCAGAAGCGAGAACAGGTACATCTATTCCTGATAATAGCAGATACGGGATAGATGAACAAGGTAATGTACTATTAGATGGTAAACCTGTAGATCCAGCTAAGATAGAATTCGCTGACGCTGAACTACAATTCTTAGATCAAGATGGAAGTAAACTGGATGCTTTAACAGAGTCTGCTAAGAAAGATCCTACTTCTGTAAAAGGAGTAAGCACTTCACAAACACTAGTAGCTGCTGGTAAAGTTGGTAAAACTTTATTTTACTTACCAGATGCCGTTAAACCATTAGATCTACCATTCAAATTACCACACGAAGGCAAGTTAAACACTGGAGAAGAACTTGCACACGCACTAGCAGATCCTACTTTCTTAGACAGAGTAAAGGAAGAAGGATAGGCTTATTTTGCTATTGGTAAATATGGAAAGAACAATACATTTAATCCTAACGATGCTACTACTTTTGATAGTGCTGATATATACCTTATTATAAAGTTAGGAGATAATGTATACGCTACCGCTTTACGTAAACCTAAAGATGCAGAAACATTCTATTTAAGACGCGGAGAAAAGAATGTAGACGATGTAAACAGACTTAAAGACTTCCGTAATAAGATCATTTCTGCATACTTCCAAGGAAGAACTGATATACCTACTACTGCTCTTACACATGTTGTTCCTACTTCTATGAATAGGACTAACGGAGTATTCAATACATAGAAAGATGCAGACGGTAATCCTGTATATAGAAAGCTTAATGAAGTAAAGACTTTTGCTATACCTGAAGATCCTTATGCTTTACTTGATGAAGTAACATTTGGTTATGGTACTGGTATAATGTCAGAGTTGAATCCTATGGCTATCAACTCTTTAGATAAGACTGTTGCATTAGCTGATAGAGGTGGATATTCTGGTAGTATCTACATCTTTCCTAAAGTAGAAAATACTCCGTCTAGACGGTATAGTGCGCCTATAATGCTTAGTGAAAAGTTCTTTAGAAATCCTAATGTGACATCTCCTGAAGAAGTTCAGCTGTATGATAAACAGAAAGGCATAAAGAAGAGTTTTCCTGAGTATATATATGACTTACTTGTTGGTAATGTTGAGGATAGATATGGTATACTTAACATTATTGTAAATAATGGCGATCATACTAGCGTATCTAACAAGTTAGCTAAGAAAGCAAATTTCTTAGTAGCTAAACAATTGTTCTTCGATCCTGAAACTAATACACTTAGACTTGGTGTGAAGAATGAAAATACTGGTAGATATGAATCTGTAGTATTAAAAGTAGACTAGATAGAAAGATCTAAGCAGCTTAAAAGAGAAGTAATATACAACATCATGTAGAACTATCACTGGAATACTGATGTTGATGCTATGATAGCTCCTGTTAGTGAACAGCTAAGAGATCTGATGATACAATCTCAGAAAGATAAACTAGTATTATTTCCAGGAGAATTAGAGTTTACTAAAGAAGACTTAGGTATTAAGAAAGTAGGATCAAAACTTGTTAAAGATAGAGAAGAAGCTCCTTCATTACTTAATTGGATGATTAGAAGCGGTAAGCTTGTGACTGATGTAGGTGAATAGGCTTTCAATGCTCCTTTCTTATATGTTAATGATATTCAAGTTGATGAAACTAAATTACCTAAACAAGAAGTAAAAGAAAAAGAGGAAGTTAAGCAGCCTGGTCAGACAGCTAAACCTTCTCAAAGTAGAGCAGCTAAATTCTATAATCAATTAGGAAAAGCTGATAGTAATAGTCCTAAAGTAAATAGACTACTTACTAAAGAAGAAGCTCAAGCTTTGAATATGCGTACTCCTAAAGGTATGACTCTTTACTATGACGCTAATGGTAAATTAGGTCTTATGGCTACTCCTCAAGGTGTATATTCAGATTCTACTAATGAATAGACTGGAGCATTTGTAAATACTGAAGAAGCTCGTAAATGGTTAATTAATAAATTAGGTTTAAAACCAGAGCAAGTATTTATTACAGAAGCTGCTATGCGTATGGGTAATAACCCAGAAGTATATGGTGTTACTAGAGTAGCTGCTGATACTCTACTTGGACAAATTATTCTGTCTAAGAAAGGTAGAGAAGGTATTGAGTATCACGAAGCATGGCACTATGTAAACTTATTAGTACATTCTAATACTGAAAGAGAGATACTGTATAGAGAATACTTGAAGCAATATCCAGAATATTCTAATGCTACTAAAGCTGAACTAGAAGAGTATTTGGCAGAAGACTTTAGAACATGGATGCTTACTGAGACTAAACCTAGATATATTATCTTAAAAGCATTTAGAAGAATTAAGGACTTCATAAATAAACTGTTTAATAGAAACGATTCCCTACTTAGTAGTGTATATAAGAGAATCAAGAATGGTCAGTACGCAAAAACTCCATTGAATGAAGAGTCTATTAAAGAGTTTAAAGATGCTTACTATAAAGGTGTATACTTTAGTATTCCTGGTATAACTAAAGAACAGCAAGAGAAGATTAAGAGCATTACTGATCCAGGTACATACTATGATGTAGTAGACTCTCTTACTAATGCCGCTATTAGTTTGTTTGGTATTAGAACTCAAGAAGACATCGATGGACTTAGTGATAAGTTCAAACTGTTACTTCAGATACTTGAAACTAGTGTTGAAAGTGGAGCAATACCTGAAGGTAATGAAAACATTGCTAGAGAAGTAGTAGCAAACTATGACTTGTTTCACTCAGCTGTAATTGACAATCTTAGAGAGCTTTCTATTAAAGAGATAGAAACTAAAGACGACGAGACTAAAGCTAGTGTAGATACTGGTGAAGTAAATCCTAAAGAGATATTTGATAGAGTTGCATACGAATTCTCTAAAAAAAGTAATACATCATTTAATGCTAAGTTATTCTTCTATTCTATTCCCAAAGAAGAATATGTCTATAATGTAGATGAAAATGGTAACGAAGTAAGAGAATTGCAGCCTGTAAAAGATAGTATATTCGGTATGGGAACTACTGTACCGTTTGATGTTGTTTGGAATAAAATAATGGATAATCTGTGGAGTGTAGAAACTTGGGAAGATATTATAGGTATGTCTCAAGAACTTGCCAAAACAGACCCATTCTTCCAATCTCTGTACAACAGTCTTACAGGTGATAATACTCCTGATGAAAATACTCAGACTCAGTTACTCGTTACCATTAAGAGTGCTAAGAATCAACTTACTACTATTCAATTTGAAGAAGCTTTTGAGAAATCCAAATAGAGTAGAGAGTATGATGAAGCTGGAGACATAAAGGAAACAGTAAAAGCTAAAGCTGGTAATTGGACTATATTATCTTCAGAGAATCTTAGACTTATTCGTAAATACCCGAGACAATGGAGCACATTATTCTATGTGTCTGGTATGGTAAACAAAGAAGATCCTAATGATGTACATGTCGATGAAGCAAGATATAAGAGAATAATCAAAGATTATACCAATATCAAGAAAGAGCTTCACGCAATGGCTCAAGACTTCATAGGTAAGAAGCGTAGACCACACACTCAAGATGAAGTAAGAAATCTTGTGCTGCAATCAAAACAGCAATTAGTAGATATACTTAATACTATAGGTATACCAGTTGATGTAAATACCATAGATTACTTGTTATACAATGTAGATTCTGTTAATGAAAATCTACCTACTATTTCACAGTTTGATAAATTATTTAGTATGTTATCTAGTTCAGTTCCGGGTAACTTTACAGATAGTGTATTTGGTAACATTGGTTATTTAGCTGGAGGAAAAGGCAGAAGACAGAATAAGAATGTAAACTATGATAATGTATTCGTTGGTGGTGAAAAGTCTATGATATCTCAGTTAGCTGTAGCATATGGTAGAACACATCCAAATCCTGCTGAGTTTAGTGTAACTGGTCCTAATAATACTACAATGTATCCTATTAGTGAAAACAACTATATTGCTGACCAGATTAGATGGGCAAATAACGATCCTAATGTTGTACAGGAGATGTTAAAATCTTCTTATAATAAGAGCTCTATTCTTATGAATGGAGTAGCAAACGGGGCTCACCTTAAACTACATACATTTATTGCATTAAAGAGTAAAGATACTAATGAAAGTAGAGACTATTTTGGAATATCTCCTATTGAGGATTATATTAGTAAAATGGTATTTACTCACAATAACTACATTACTTTACCTACTATGGCTGATAAGAAGACATGGTATGCAATTAGTGGAGTAAACTTATTCCACGATTTAGTTAGTAAAACTAAAGCAGTAGATGTATTTACAGAAGATGGTTTACAGACTGAATATCAACAATTAAGTGATTACAGATTATCTGATAGCACTATTGAGGCTTTCTATAATTACTTAGTAAGTGAATTTAATGCTATTAATGACTATTTTGCAAATAAACACATTGTTGAATAGAACCCTAATCTTTATATTAAAAACTATCACGGTAAGATAAAGAAAGGAAAGATGGATGCATCTGGTAATGGAGGAAGATTTAGATATTTCTCTTCACTTAAGATGCGTACTAAAGATGGTACTTATAAGTATTTCCCACTAAATCAATGGTTATATCAGGCAGAATTAGCTGAATACAATGGAGTAGAAGGACAAGTTCAAAGAAGACTAGAACAAATAAGCAATAGATTATTTGATGAATCAAATAGATAGGATATTTATGATTCTATCAATGCTACGCTTATGGATCTGATTAAGAATGAAGTTAGGTAGCTGAATAATTTAGGTATTATCAAAGTAACTAAAGAAGGTAGCTTAGTCAACAAACTTATACCTGAAAACATTATAGAAGAGTATTTTAGTAATACTGCTAAATTGCCTAAAGAACATTCTTCTAGAAGAAATAGATAGGATGCAATATTCTCAGTAATAGCTAACCATACTCTAAACACCATTATATCTGTCAATGAAGTAGAGAGAATGTTTGTTGGAGATCCAGCATACTACAAATGGCAGAGAAACAAAAAAGATAATTCAGTAATTACTGAAAGAGCAGTAGACAAGATTAAACGTCTTAGTTCTGTATTATCTACAGGTTCTAATCTTCGTACTTATTGGGGAGAAGGTGATCCTAGAAATAATTCTAAGTTCACTGTAATGAATCTGTCAGATAACAATGTAGTATCTAATAGTTATGATGGTTTGTACAGACTGTTTAAAGCTGCTGAAATAAGAAGAGTACTTAAGAAAAGGAATCCTAATCTAACTGACGAACAGTTACTTAAAATGACTAGAGATAAGCAGTTAGAAAAGACCTTTAGTACATTTGATAAAGATACTAGAAATAAGATAGATGCCAGTGTATCCAGACAAGCTGGAGCATACGGTATGGATGATAGAGGTAATGGTAATATTAATCAAGCTGATGCTGCTGTATATATCAGACCTGCTCTATATAAGAGAATTATTCAAGCTGTAGGAGAATGGTCACCAAAAGTTGAAAAGGCTTTTGACTTAATGGAATCTGATACAAATTGGTTATCTGATCCAGAGTTATATAGTCAAGCACTAGAAACTCTTATCAAACCTTTGAAGATGGTATACTTTGGTAATCATACTAACCCTCTTCTCAACCTTACAATTCCTGTATTTGATAAGATGGCAATCTTCCCAATGTTTAAAGTATTAGCAAATGCTGATAACCGTATTATTTATGATAGAATGAATAATGCAGAACTTGGAGAGATTGATATGATTGCGTTTGAATCAGCAATTAAAGTAGGATCTAGAGTATTGGTAGACGCTTATAGCGATGCTCAAAACTCTAAATTCAATGCTGAAAACTTCAACAAACCTTCTACATCTACTATCAAAGGATCAGATATAAGAGAGTAGTTAGATAGTAATAACTCTATGCTTCCTACTTATATACAAGATCTAAAGAATCTGAGATTGCAGATGAATACAGATCCTCACGAACATACTGATAGATCATTTGGTACTCAGGTATCTAAGATTGCTTTATCAAACATTGTTAAAGATCGTGTATATGGTTATAATAAGGGTAGAAAGATAACAGGAGAACAGATCATCAACAATGTAATGGGTAGCATTACAGCTTTATCTGATAAAGGAGCAAGCTCTTTAAAAAGAGAATTCTTCAATAAAGATAAAGAATTAGACAAAAAACAATTATCTAGATTCTTAAAAGAACAAGGTAAACAAAGTGGATTGTCTACTGATGCTATCATGTCTATGTCATATGATCCTACTACAGGAGAAATGATAGCTCCTTTGTCTTCATTAAGTACTCGTAAGTTCATTGAAAGTAGAATTGTATCTCAAGTAGGTAAAAAAGCTGTAGATATTAACACTCCGGGTGGATCTGCTATTCAGATGGCATTCTTTGGATTTAAGAAGACAAGTACTTTATCACAAGAAGATGTTAGTAGAGCGTATAATGATGGTAAGCCTCTGAAATTCTTGAAAGATAATGGTAGTATGGAATGTATGCTTAGTATAAACTTCTTTAGACACGTAGTACCAGAAGAATATCAAACAGATTACACTACTATGCGAGAATGGTTGTTGTCCAAAAATATAATTGGAGATAAAGCTGATCCATTTGCAATTGGTTATCGTATTCCGACACAGGGTCTTTCATCTACTGCATCATTAGTAGTTGCGGATGTATTACCCGCAGTAATGGGTGATACTATTGTAGTTCCTGATGAATTTACTGCAATGACTGGTTCTGACTTTGATATTGATAAATTGTACATCGCATCATACTGGTATGATAAAGATGGCAATAAGATTGAGTTCGATGAAACTAAGGATACGTCTATGCACGATATCTATCATGCTAATAATGAAAAAGCATTAGTAAATAGACTGTTAGACATGTATAACCTAGTTATATCTGATGATAGTAATATTGATGAAACTAGAGCTCCTCTTGATAACCTTACTAACATTCTGAAGAAAGATATTCTTCCTATAGTACAGGCTGCATCAAATGCCGAAGCTGCTCCTTTCTATGAAGCATTACCATCATATCAGTTATCAAAGAAGTTTGAATATACTGGTGGTAAAATGGGTATTGCTCCGTTTGCTTTGCATTCTACTAACCATGCTATGACACAAGCAATGGGTCTAAAGATGGATTTCGGAGCATATGGAAGTATGTTCAATCTTGAACAGATTGATTCTATCACTAGTCAAGACGGTTATCGTATTATGGACTGGTTATCTGCAATGGTTAATGCTCATGTAGACGTTGCAAAAGACCCGTACATTATGACATTGAATGTTAATGATGTTACTTATAATATGACTAACTTCTTACTTAGAACTGGTAAGGGTACTACTACCTTCTATTTCTTACCTCAAGAGATACTTAAGGACTATGTAAATGAAATGCTCAAAGCAAACGGTGTATATGGTGTAGATCCTAATACTTCTATAGCTAACAGAAAAAAGGATATTATAAATAAATTATATAATACCTATGTATCTTTAGCTCAGAAGAGTATAGAAGAAGTGGAAGATCCTGATTTGAGAGATCAGTATTCTGATATGTTAAATAACTGGAAAGCATTCTATGCTGGCAAGAAGATCAATAAAGAAGATACTCCAAAACTTGCAAATGCATTAGATCAATCTATTCTAAAAGAGAATCTAATCAAGAACAATAAAGGTGAAAAAGACTTTATGTATTACTATAATCAGTTATTGGTATTTAGAACATTTAACACTCTTACTCCAATGTCTGATACACTTAACACATTAGTTCAGAGATCTCAGATTGATACTAAGAAGTATGGTAATACTTTAGCTCTAGAAAGTAATTTCTACAATCAGGTACAAGACTTTATAACTGGAGAACAGGATTCATTCTTTATGACAGATGCAAATGGTAAGACATTAGAAGTAAATGCTTTACTTCAGTATTATAATAATACATTCTTATCTACTAAATTAGAGCATGCTGTATTTATACCCAGATAGATTCTTAAAACACAACTTATTACTGCTACTTATCAATATAAGAATATAAACAATTATGTGTTAGGTAGTGTAGTAGGTAAAACTTATACTCAAGATCCTATTACAGGAGATGAAATAGTAAGAAGTAAATCTACAGGCAATAAAGACTTAGTTACACAAGTAGCAGATGCTACAGAAACATATATTAGAACTCACAATCAGCAAGAGAGAATGTTTAATCTTACTGATGAATAGATCAATAATATGTTGTTTGGTGATAAGAGTATGTGTAAGAGATTATTTAATCTTAAACACAATATAATGAATAATCCGGCAAGCTATCCTGAATTAGTAGATGCTGAAGGTAATATCACTAATGAATTACTTAACTATTTAATACCTGTACCAGCTACAGATAAAGACGTAGAGGGCACAGCAGATAGAATTCAATTGATGAACTCTTCAATGTCTAATAGTTCTAATTTTGAGAATAGACTTATTGCTTACTTTACCGATCTATTAGATAGTAAAGATGAACGTATTAGGAATTTCGCAAATGACCTTGCTAGATATGCTTACTTAACATCTAATGATAATAAGGGTGTAAATACATTCTTCCATTTAGTTCCAATGGATTGGAAGATGCAACACGGTTATATCGAATCTGTAAAAGATGTAATTCACGTACTCAATAATAGTGACTCAATAGATAAAATAATCACAGATATAGACAATCATTCTATAAGTAGTTATCCATCTATTTCATTGTCAGTAGCTCGTAATAACTGGAATAATGAAACTATTGTACCTACTAGATCTATTCCTAAATCTGGTGCAGGCAGCATTATTGCAGATGATGTACTTCCTAACTCAGTATCTAGAAAGTATAGAAAAGGGGTTAAATATGCTCTTAGTTTTGTAGATAGTAAAAACAGTAATTCTGACTTTGTTAAAGTATCTTATGATGGAAATCCACAGAACGATGTACTCTACGTAAAAGTAGGTAAAGTAAAAGCATTTGATAAGAATGATCCTAGCAAACCTCTTAAAGGTGAAACCAAAACAGTTTATATGGCTATACCTAAATTAGGTTCGTTATAGAATGGTAAGCTTATACAAGAGTACCATAAGAACTATGATGAAAAATCAGCATTTGAGAATAACAATATACAAACATTAACATCTGAATAGATTATGACTTTCTACAATTCACACGAAAGAGGAAATTATGCAATATCTTATAAAGGTCTTAAGTTTGATGATATTATTGTTGAATTTACTCCGAATGAATACCTTGAAGGAGGATTAGATTATAAGTTAAGTGATGCAGGTCAAAAAGCTTTTGACAGAGATGTAAATAATGCTCTTGGTGATTATGGATTACTTGAAAATCCAGCGTTTAAAGATAAGATGGAATAGAGATTGGCAATTGCAGAAGCAATAGGAGATGCTCCTGTAAAGAAGACAAGCAAAGTTCTTGATTATCGTATGTTTAAAGAAGAGCCTGAAAACTTTAAGTTTGAAGATAATATTACTGAAGAGTATTTAACTAAAAAAGATGATGATCCTAGTAGTCATTGTTAAAAATAAATAATATGTTTTGTCCTTAGATAAATAATTAGAAGGTAAGAGATTCCTTCAACGACATAGTGGAAGCTCTTGGTGGTGAACCTTTGACCATCGAGGAGTTTAAAGACGGAGAATTAAGGAAACAAAGAACAGGTGTGAATTATGCGGCTATGAATGCCGCATATTCCATCTGGGATATGAATAATGGTAACAGCATAGATAGAGCGCCTAATGGTGAGCCTTCTATACTTTTTCAAACTCTTATGGAAAAGTATGATGGAGATACTATGTAGGCTATTTAGGCTAAGTCCAAAGTATATAGTAATGGATTCAAGAAATGGTTTGGTGATTGGATAAATAATCCAGAAGAATCATCTAAAGTAGTTGATGAAAATGGAGAGCCGTTAATAGTTTATCATTACAGTAATGATGAAATAAAAGAATTTTCTACTGAATTTGATAACTATTTTACAAAGGTTAAAGGTGGAACTAAAAAAGCAATATTTTTCACTTCTAATCCAGAACCAAAAGAAGGAACTGTATTAGATAGAAAATATCAATACGCTGTATTTCTAAATGCTAGAAAAGCAATAGAAAAGACAGGAACTAAAGACGAACTTAGAAATTCTGGAGAAGGATTTACACCAACTATTAATAGAGCTGCCGAAGAAGTAGATATAGCAATATTTCGCGGAATAGATGATAATTAGGAAGAGAATCAAGATATATATGTAATATCAGAGCCAACAAATGTCAAATCCGGAGACAATAGTGGTAGATTCATATCTAATTCTCCTAACCTATTTGACGGTGTATTCTCTCCAGAAGCATTAAAATTCAATGAAGTAAACATAAATAAAGCACAAGAAGCTCTGAATAACTTTAGAGCTAACAGATATGACTTTTCAAATGTTACAGCCAATCTAAGACAAAGAATTAGAGATGGTGTTAAACAAAGAATTAAAGCAATTAATAATAGAAATATACCTAATAAGTCTGCTATAATAACTTCATTAGAATACCAGCTAAATAACTTAGAAAACAAAACTGTATCAGATCTTGAGAATATAGTATTCTTTATTAAAGATGTATGGTCTAATATGGAAAGTCCTATTGGTCTTATACTTAGAGCTTAGAAGAATATTACCGAAGGTAAAGACAGTGGATTGAGTAATAATTAGCTTATTCAATTTCAGCAGGACTACTATGGAATGTATAATACACTTAGTAATGAAATTGCTGCTGAATTATTCAACTCAGATAGATACAGAGACTTATTAGGAGCTCAAGAATTCGACGATCTTAAAGCTTAGATAAAGTAGATCCAAGAGATGTTTGGATATGCTCAAACAGCCTTAAATGACGTAATAACAGACCATGCTGCAAAGACACTGTTAATGCGAGGTATTGATGCAGGATCTAATACTATACGTAACTATGTTAATACTTAGCTTACTTCTACCGCTAACGATATGTCTATGTTAGTAAGACTTATTGGTGCTGGAGATAAGATGTCTGATGAAGCTCTTAGAGTAATGTTTAATATAGTACAGAGAGCAGAGGATAAAATTGCTGAAAACACTTATATTAAAGGTAGAAAACTATTAAAGTTACTTGACAAAGTAGGTACTAAGCAGTTGAAACTATTTGAAACTGACTCTAAAGGAAAGAAGACAGGTTATTTAGTTAGAGAGAAAAAGTATGGACAGTTTAGAGCTGAGTTTAAAGACTTTATGAAAGCTCTTAAGGCTAGATACAATGTATCTGAAGATAGACAAGTGCCAGATGATATCAATGTAAGAAAGCAATTTAATGCTGAAAAGAATGCGTGGCTTGAAGACCACTGTGAAAGAAGATTTACAGCAGAATACTATAACTTATTTAATAGCCTTAGTGATGAAACTATTGCCGCTAGAGACGCTATCCAATTTAAGATCTATACTTTATTAGATAAAGTAAGAGACAAACACGGTAATGTAAATTTGGAGAAACTAAGCGATGCAGAATGGGATCAGTTACAAGGATACTATGTTTAGAAGAAGCAATTAGCTTCTATTTACTATCCTAGTGGAGCAAAGAAACAAGATATTGAATTATAGATAGCTCTCGAATTACAAGATTTAAATAAACAGCTTAGTGGAGCTTTAGAGTATAAAGTAAATCAAAAGAAATTTGATGAAGTAAAAGCTGAAAAGAAAAGAACTTTATCAGAAGAAGAATTCAAGAAGTGGGAACAAAGAAATACTAGAGTAGAAATAGATCCTAAATTCTGGGAACAGTTAAAGAAGATACAAAGACGAGAATATGGTGAAGAGTATGCTAGAATTCAAGAAGTAAAGAGAGAAATACTTAATACTTATAGAGATGAAAGAACTGGTACTCCCAATACTCACTTAATGTCTCGTGAAGTAATAAAAACACTTAAAGCTCTTGATAGAGATTTACGTAGAATTAGAAGAAAAACTAAAAAATCAGGTAAGAAAGGTGAATTACAGTTTAAAGATATTGCTAAAACTGTAACTACTTGGCAGTATAAGAGAGATAAAAAGGAAGCAATTGCTAAAGAAGCTACAAATCCTGGTTATTATGCTTCTTGGGAAGCACAACATCACACGTATACTGCCGAAGGTAAGGCAATACCTAATTCTTACTATACTACTATTGTACCACTTAATGAAGAGTATATTCATATAGTACCTAGTAGAGCATTCTCAGAATTATCTGAAGATTCACAATTCTACAATAAGAATTATAATGAAAATTCAGATGAATACTATCAACCTAAATCTTCTTTATATGGCAATGAAAAGCAGTTCGCTGAACTGATGAAAGACAAAGATCTAAAGGCTCTATATTCTGCTATATTAGAGACTATGCACGAATCCAACGAAAAATTACCATTCTTAACAAAGAATGATCCATACAAATTACCACAGATTAGTGGTAGTATGTATCAGTTTGTAAAGAGTTAGGATAATCTGATTAAAGGCATGTTAAAGTATACAGCAGATTCCTTTGTAGCTAATTCTGATGACGTTGGTTTTGCTCCAGAAAAGATAACAACTAGACCTGATGGATCTCCATTACGTATGGTTCCTACTTACTATATTAAAGATTTAGACGATGTAACCACAATGACTAATGACTTAGTAGGAGCTGTTGTTTCTTACTATAAAATGGCAGAGAATTTCAAGTAGAAGACAGCAATTGCTCCAGACCTTGAGATTATAAAGAATCAATTAGGTTTAAGAAACTTTACTGGTACTAATACTACTATGGATAGAGCGAAGAAATGGTTATTGTAGAAACAAGATCCTAAGAAAGGTACAGAAACGCGTGTATACGAGTTTGCTAAGAACTTTATAGATATGCAAGTATATGGGGAGCTTACTAAAGGTAACTTCTTTACTATAAAAGGCAAACAGTATAATTTGTCTAAGTTACTTTCGAAACTGAAGAATTGGGGAACCACTATTAACTTGGGTTTGAATTTCATTAGTGCTTCTGTAGGTTTTATTACTGCTTTACATACTTCTTTCATGATGGCTGTGCAAGGTAGGTATTTCAATATGGGTAATTATATGCACGCTTGGAAAAACACTATAACTAATCTTCATAAATCTGCGTGGAACATAGGTGCTAACAATATTAATAATAAGTATATTAACCTAATGGAATACTTTGAGGTTGGTACTGAACAAGATAGATTGTTTAAAGAATCAAATCTTAATAGAGCGGTAAAAGTAGCTAAGAGAGATTGGGCATTCGGAATTTACTCCATGTCTGATTTTATAATTAAAGGCACTATCTTAAATTCCGTTATGTTAAACTTTAGGTACTTCAATGGCGAATTTCTGACAATGGAATAGTTCATGTAGAACTATAAAAACAATGAAGCAGAAGGAAAAGCAGTTTGGAGTACGTTACCTACTTCTTATGATGTAGTAAGTGTAGAGAATGGCATAATTAAAGTAGATCCTAAGTATGCTAAAGCATTTGAAGCTAAGAAGTTTGTAATTAAAAACACCGCAGCTACTATGGCAGCTACAGCAGATGGTATGTTAACTCCATTATAGAGAACATAGATGCAAGCGAATGCTTGGGGTGCATTATGTATGATGCATAGACAGTATCTTCCTAATATGATATAGGAAAGACTTACTATGAAAAAACACTATGACTATAATACTGGAACTACTAGAGAAGCTCTTTATAGAACACCACTTAGAGTAGCTAAAATGCTAATAAAAGACTGGGGTCAAAAGAAACAAATACTAGAAAGTTTAGATGCTTCTGATAGAGCTAATTTAAGACAAATAATGACAGAATTACCATTACTGTTTGTAGTATATCCATTAATCTCTATGGCATTATCAGCAGAAGCAGATGATGATAAAGATAATTGGTTGAAACAATTATGTGCATTACTTGTAGTTAGGTCTAAATTCGAAGCAGGAGCTCCATATAATGTATTAGATATTGTAAATACAGTTAAATCTCCATCTGCTATATTTAGTATGACAGATAATATTTCTACTGTAATTAACTATCCTATATACTTGTTTAATAATGGCGATAAAGTATCCAAGTATGGCCCATATAAAGGATGGACTAAACTAGAAAAATCATTACTTAAATTAACACCATTTAAGAATGTATGGGAACTTCAAGATCCAGCTATTAAGCGAAGGTACTTCTAGACACAAATTGATAAATAAAAGTAAAGGCTACTATCCTCACGGACGGTAGCCTTTTTTATTGCTATGTTAACTGTGATATGTTTAATTTAAATTTCTTCTAGAAACTTAGTATAACTAGGCTCTAGAACGTCCTTTAATGGAACTGTTTCTATGCATTTGCCTGAATAGGAAATGTCATAGATATAATCTTCTATATCAATTCTGTTAGAATATTTCCATAACTTAAAGATTGCGACTTTATGTTTTGGAGTAAGACATCTATTACCACTATTCTTAAGTGCTTTAAATTCATGTCTAAAACACATTGGAACAGTAAAGATAGCTAAGTCATAAAATACTCCATCTATCCTAATAGAATATCTATTATAGAAATTTCTATTTCTTTCTAACATTTGATCTAGTTGATCTACTTGTTTTATAGTGTTACACTTAAATAGGATAAACAAATGATTCTCAAACCATGGGTAGTCTTTACTTTCATTGTACATGTTAACAAACATAGGACATTCAAGTAATTCATTATTATCCATAATCAACTGCGACATAAACATTGCAGTTTTATTTAAGTTCCTCAATTCCGTCATTCTCGTAGTATTCACGAGTATGTTCCCAATTACCAGAATTGATATGATATGATATTCCTTTTAAAGCGTCTGATATTACTTCTGACCTTTTGGATAACTCCTCAGGGTTCAACATATTGAACACTCTAATTTGATTATTACCATTTGTTTGAATAGCTATTATATATGCCCTCTTTTCATATTCAGACATATCAATACCTAGTTCATTAGTAAAATACCAATCTAGAGCTTCAAAGTAAAATTCAAGCTGCCTATAATAGTCGTACTCTTCTACAGAATGCTTAAAGTTAAAAGCATCTGAAGTAGTTTTAAGGTCAATAAGAGTAACTACTTTATTCTTATGATCTAATATAACTCTATCAATAAGAGATTTACAGTCTATTCCTGAAGACGAATGCGTCCAGTTAATATGAAATTCATTATGACTTTCTACATCTTCGGTCCATAACAATTTCTTAGCTGCTACATGATTTTCTAGATTTGATTTAATGTTCTTTAACATATTCAAATCTGCAAAGGATATAATATTCTTAAAGTTCTTAGTTCTAAGATATTTTATATAGTTAGTATAAGTATCTACTAATTTAGTAGCATCATCTAATACAACTTCATCCTTTTTACTGTTACTATAAGAACTCCTATATGCTTTAATCTTTAAAGTGTCCGCTGATTCAAATGGCTCTGTAGACAATAGATTAGCATAGCATTCGCAGAAGGTCTTCTGCTGAGGTGCCTTAGGTGTATCAAAATCAAGTATTTCATAGTCTTTCCAGAATTCCTCTGGCTGTAAAATGTACTCGTGAATCATAGTACCTCTTTCAAGAAACTTACCACTAAGTCCTTCCTCTTTATTATCGAGCATATCTCTTAGATATTGAGGCCCTTTATTAAGAAACCAACCTATCGCAGAGTTTGAAATACGAGTATTATCTTCATAATAAGGAATTATTATTTCCATATTATGCAGCCTCGCATTTTTCAAGAACAGAACTGTGCATGTAGTTATTAAAGTCTTTAACTTCCTTTAATTTTTCTTCCCACATTTTAATGCGTCTGTATGCAAAAAATGCACCTTTTGCATCACCATTGATTATGTTAGTCTCAAAATCTTCTCTAGCTTCTTCTAACATACGTTCTTGCTCGTTAAGAAAATTACACAATGATCTTCTGAACTTTACTTCAGATGCAAGGTTCTTTACCTTTTTAATAATACTTTGTAGTACATTCATAATTTAAAATTTTTTCAACCTCTCAATTTTTCATCTTTCAAAAAACTGATTCCTCAGTTTACGTGTGAAATAGGGAGTAACCAAACTCCCTATTCCTATACTTTAATTCATTCTTATATTCTGTAAAAACTCTTCAAAATTAATTACAGGAATATTTTCGTTGTCATCATCATCTTCGTAGTCATCAAAACTAGCTTCCCAATTATCATCTTCTTCACAAGAAGTATCTTCACAATCATGAATTTCTTCTTCTTCAGTTGAATCAATTGGTTTTGAATTCTTAAGCTCAATGTTCATATCCTGAGCAATTACTGCATTAGACAGTTCAGGGAACATAAGCTTTTCGTCGATAAATGATAAAATGTTATCAATAGATAACAAACGGAAGTTATTAATAATGAAATTATAAGTATTTTCAATTTCGTTCAAAGCAATACCTTTATCTCTAAGGATTTCCTTCAAGAAACGAGCATTATCGTTTGCTTCAAAGTGTCTCTTGTAACGAATGCGAGAACAGCGATTCTGTAAGAATTCACTAATATTGTTTTCATTATTACAAGTAAAGAGTACTAGCTTTTTAGCATTAGTCTGTACACCATCTAACCATCCTAACAGTTCCTCTGTATTCCAATGCTTATCCACTTCATCAAAGATAACTGCTACTGGAGTAGAGAACTTACGGAAAAAATCATTGATTCTTCCTGTAGGGAAATCTTCATCAACGACAATAACTGGTAGATTCGAATTCTGTGCAATGACTTTAGCCATAACAGTCTTTCCGGTACCTTTAACACCAGAAAGCATTACGCCAGTTGATAATTTATCAGTTTTCTCAAAGTAAGTATTTACACGTTTAATGAAGATTTTATCTTCATCTGTAGAATACACTTTAGAAGGCAAGTTTAGTGAACCATCCTCTTCAAAGTAAGACATACCTTCATACCGATTATACTTTAGATTATAGACTTTGCCATGCTCTAATTCATAATCTAATCCTTTGGGTTTACTAATAATCTTATCACCTAGTTTAATAAATTCTGCCATAATTTGTTATTTTTTTGAAAGTTCGTTGACCATCTCGTCAACTTGTTTCTGATTACGGACTAAAAACAACTTATAGTCCTTGTTTTCTTGTTTTAAATAATACTTAAAGATCTTCCATCTTAACGGAAAACTATCCGTTACAAGACCTTTACATTCTATGATAAAGTTTTTTCCAACAAAATCGGGAAGATAAGTCATAGCTCTTACCTTTTCTCCATTATATTCAAACTTTGGAATAAGCTCAAAGTGAGTAGATTCATATTCTGCATCTATTCCAGCTTCTTTAAGCTTTTTGTAGGTATAAGTTTCGAGTTTACTTCTAAACTTTATACCATCATATATATTTGGAGTAGCATTACGTACTTTTCCCTACGATTTCTTCTTACTTTTATTCATAACTAATATGAGTGTATGAAATATTTTTGTGAATAAGATATTCTGGTTCCTTTTTAGCAATATTATTAATTGCCTTAGCTACACGTCGAGTATCTTCTTGAAGTGAAGACAGCATATATGCTAAATATAATTTCGGAAAGAACCGAATAATAAAAGGAACAAACACAAAAATCTCAAGTAATGCTAATAGAAACGCTGCTAAGGTTAAGTATAAAATAAATGCTGTCATATTTTTTTCTTTTTTAGTTCTTTATTTAGCCACTGGCTAACTTCTTGGAATGATGTACTCTTAATAGAATCAGAGACATCTTTAGAGTGAATATTTCCAGATATAACCACCTGCGGTTTTGCGTTTTCCTTTACAACAAGCATTAATATTTCCATTTGAAATACCTGTTATTCTTTCTGCATCCATTAGAGAATTATAGGAATTTATAAAATTATTATTTTTATCTAATTGTATAATTTTTTTTCCTCTATTATTTGCAGATCTATAAATTGCTGTACCGTAATTTATATTATATTTCTTTGTACACCACTCTAGATTGTCAACACAGTTATTCAACTTGTTTTCATCTTTATGGTTTACTTCTAGAAAATTATTCCTATTAGGTATAAAATTAGTAGCTACTAAACGATGTATGAAAAAATGTTTATACATTTTTCCATTGAATAATTGAACACGATAATAATTTCTTTCTATTTTCGGTTTAAGTATAATAGATTTAATTATAGAATATACTCTTCCTTTATTAGAAATTAAATATCTTGTTTCATAATTCTTAATTGGCACAAATACTTCATCTATTTCGTTCTTTATTAACTTCTTCATCTAACCATTTTTTTATTGTGTTAAAATCATTTAATTTAATAGCATCAGATATATCTTTTGCCTTAAACTTTTTATTAATAAATAACGCATTGACTTTATATTTGTTTCGTATTTTGATAGTATTTCTACATCCTGCAATATCTCTATCAAATAGTACGATAATACGCTTAAATCGCTTCTTTAGGTCCTCTAAGACTACATTAGGTATAAATGTGGATTCACTTGATGGAGATATAGCACTATATCCCATTTCATGCAAACACATTACATCCTTCATACTCTTCGTAATAAACAGTATATCACCAGAATCTGGCAATTGTTTAAAACCTTGAATATCCATTTCGGTTAAGTTATTACGCCATTTCGTATACTTATCTCCTAATGGTCTATATATCTTAAAGTTGTTATATACCTTATAGGCATACATAGGATTTTCACTCTTATAAACTCCTTTAACAATACCGTTACATAGATAGTATTTAATGCTAAATACATCATATTTCTTTAGTGTATCTAGAGAAATATTAAACTGAGCCCAGTAATTGATATCTATTTGTGTAAAGTCTTGCCTTACGATACCAATTACTGTCTCTGTTGACGGTATATATTGCTTAGAGCTAACGAGTTTTGTTTTATTGGTAATCTTTAGTTTGTCTACTATATCCTTTAGGATTTCATTGTAATCTGTAATACCGGTATACAATGAAACAAACTTTATTACATTACCACATTCACCTGTTCCATGATCCTTAAATAAGAGTTGTTTGGTACGCTTACTATAATATATTCCAAATGAAGGATTCTTATCCTTTCTAAATGGACTATTATAGATCATACCTACTTTAAAGCTACCAATATACTGAGCATATATGTCATACTCAGTTACTTTAGATAGTATATAATCTAAAGTAATATTAGTAGGTAGTTTTACTCTTTTTTTATCGTACATGTTATTTCTTTAATAAAGATAATTCCCTATCTAGTACTTTTCTGAAAACAGCTTCATCATCAATTGAACAAACTCCACCATGTAGTGCATCATCACTAGGACTATATGGTTTAATTGTACGTATATATTTGTCTTCTTTACCACTTAATGAAAAGCTCCACACTTCTCCTCCACGGATATCATATGATTCTTTGTAGTATAATAGATCTCTTTCATAGTCAAAACCTTCAACTAGAAACAATCTATTGAAATTAATATCTACTACATATGTATTAGGTTTAATATCCTTAATATTAGGTATAATTAAATCTAACAGATCACTAATCATATAGTGTAAATGATCAAATCTATTTTTATTTCCAATTTTAGTTAATTCTTTCTCTAAGAAACTTTTTTCATTATCAGTAAGTTCTCGCTCTCGCTTAATCTTTCTGAATTTACGTAATTTTCTGATAGTCATAACTATAGATTTTAATTCGATATGCAGAGAAACCAATCTCTGCATACCTAAACTAACTAATAGGAATCCAACCTATGTAATCATTGATCCAATGATTAATATAACTAACATCGCAACTCTGGTCTACACGTGTACGGCGTGAGTACACTCGATTGAACATGATTAGTTATACTCGCTATCGCACTTGCGTATAGTTAGTCGATTAACGCGCTAATCTAAAAAATATCTTAATCCTCTTCCTCTACATCATCATTAAACAAACGGGAAATACTCCGCAGTTTGTGTGCAGCATCTCCTGTAGTTAAACATTCACCTCTACCGATATAAATATCTTGTTTGGTTTCTGTATATTTAACTGAAGCAGATGCTCCCATACAGGGATCTACGTAGAATTTAGCAGCTCTGAATTTGAACATCCAGAATCTAAACATCCACGAAGATACTGAAGTTAGAATTAATGGTTTAATTAGAGTTTCCTCTGGCTTCTTTACCATTACTTCTACATGCAACAAGTCAATATCTTCACCTCTATAGGATCCAACGTTTTTAGTATCTGTATAAACAGAAATACCAATTCTATAACCTTGATCCTCTAGATAATCAACAAGTCGCATTACTGTATAAGCTCTGATCATTAATGATTCAGAGCTACACCAGGAATTTTCACAAATACAAACATGTAAATTAATAAACTTACCTTGTCCAGCACCGTGATTTCGTATACGTTTTTTCATGGCAGGCATCCGTTCTAAGAACCGATCATAATTCATATCATCGCCATCAAATTCGTCATACTTATATTTCTTTCTTGAACCTCCAAGAAATAAATCTTCTTCGATTTTCTTAAGATTATCTAGACCTTCTTTGTAAGAAAACTTACTTTCTAGAATCTTTTCTCTAGATAGACCTACCCATTCTGGATCGTTTCGTCTATCCATTTCTTCCCATATATTCAGTCGACCGGTTTCTTCAACTTTGTCGGCTTCAATATAGAACTGTTCTACACTTGGTAACTTAATAGATAAATTCATTATGCTGCATATTTAACTTGATAACGATCATTAGTTGATAGTGGATTGTTTAAACGATCAAACACAATTCGTTTTTCATTATCAGACCAGTTAATAATTAATCGGTCTTTCCAATCAGCAAAATAGTTATTCTTCATTGTATGACCTGCTTGAATCATACGAGTAGAAGCAATACGGCGTAACTGTTCATCTTTAATGATGCAACGAAGTGAGTTAACATAACTAACAACCTCTTCATCATATTGAGATTCAAACTTGTCAGAGTAATTAACATCAATAATACCTCCAACAAATCGGTCAATAGTTGATGCATCTAACTGGTTATTAGCTACATACTGACGATCAGCACCATTACCAAATGTATTTGAAGTAGCAATAATAATGCACTCCGGATGACGATGAACAAGACCTGTTGTAGTCTCAATTTCACCATTCGCTAGAGCGGCATTACATACCTGTGCTACAGCAGGATCCAATGCAGTAAACTCGTCAATAAGAATTACAGACGGTTTATTATAATACTCGCTGAATTTCGTACTTTCTCGTTCCGGATACTTATATCCTACAAACTCAGTTGCAGAAGTACCGATACCACAAGAAATACACAAGTAAGGAAGATTAAGTTGTTTTGCTACATTACGAGCAATAGTTGATTTACCACAACCTGCTGGTCCTACCATCCAAATGTTTGTTACACCAGATTCGATAGTCTTAAGTAGTTTTTCTTCAGGTTCAAGTTTAGCAAAGTCAATAGCTTTTGCTTTAAATTCTTCCTCTGCTTTACGCTTTTCTTCCTCTTTCTTCTTTCTTTCTTCTTCCTGTTTCTCAGCTTCTTCCATAGCTTTTTTCAATTCTTCGAGTTTAGACTGTAAATCACTATAACTACGTAACTGGATACCTGATTTAGAAGTTTTATATTCAGTTCTACTTTCACTACGTAATGTGAATTTGTATTCTCCTTTTGTTACATTCTTATCTACAGCAACAACAAGAAAGAATCCTGTAGGATTTACTCGTATAGATTTTCCTTCTTTGTCTTTAATACTACTATTAATAGTAGCAAAGATAGTATCACCTACTTTTAAATCTTTTATTGATGTTTTACTTTTTGCATCAATAAAATCATCACAGTTAGGTTTTTCCTTTCTGGGGTTAGGTTTTTTCTTTCTGGTAGGAGGAGTAGGATCTCCCGATCCATCTTCTCCATTAGTTGGTGTAGTACTAGCTTCTTCAAAAGGAGCGTTCCCTTGAAAAGTAGTTACATTACATAGTTTTTCAATCTCAATCATGATATGATAAAATTTGTAAATAATTCGATAAATAAAAACGTGGAGAGAGTAGTGGAATCGAACCACTCCCTGTTTAAGCATAATTTACTCAATTAATGAATTAAACTGTCCTAAATATGATACAGATTTTTTATAATCTTATCGCACCTTGCAGACGCACTCTCTCGTTGCCGTTATTCTTCTATTAGAACGGCAATTGATTAGGGTTTGAATCTTCTCCTGAAGTAAAATCATTTGTAGTAAATGAATTAACAGAAGAAGTACCCATAGCATTCAGTGTAAGTGAAGTAGCCAAATTTGTTACTGTCTTTTCACTGTCTGCTGTTACCGGTTTTGTGAATTGGTCAATACCTAATTCAACAATAGCGGATGCAGAACCTTCTGGTAATACCATAGGTTCGATAAATGTATACTTTGCATACGAAGGCAAAGTAGTATAACCATCTTTATTATAAACTACTTTAACACGTAAGAGCTTGGACTTGTCTGCATTATTAAGATATGTTACTACCTCGTTTGCAAATTCTTCAAAGCTAGTACCATTAAAGACTAGTTCTTCATTCTTATAGAAACAAAGCAAAATCTGCATCATACGCGAAAACTGAGTATCTTCTTTTGCTTGAAGCTGTTCGTCAGTCATACCTTCGAACTTAGTAGGCTTCCACTCTGTTTGCGTAAGAGTTGCTCCTTCCTTCTCGAAAGTGATTTCCAAGAAATCTTTTCCGGTAGGAGATTTGGCTACTCTTGCTGATTTTAATGTTACGTTTTCGATAATTCCTGTAGGAATAAACTTTACATCTTTCTTTGCTATTGTTAAGGCTCTTTCTTTACTATACATGTTCTTTCTAATTTATTTATTCTGGTAAAAATATTTTATCCCAATGAACGGTTACTTCATTGTTTTCATTGCTATCTGCAATTGCTATTTTCTGTCCTCTAAGATGTGGAGCTCGTGCCTCTCTTACTGAGTTATCGCCACCTTCGAACGAAATTATAGTTTCATTCTTTTTACGGTATACATAACCTACAGCATCAGCTTCCCCGCAGACAATATCACCTAAACGTCCAACAAGGTCAATAGCCATTTCTGTGAGCTCTTCTCCATCTTTATTGATCATCTTATCTTTAGTATGACCAATTAGGATAAAGTTATCACATAGTTCCTTGAACATATTAATAACTTTCTTTACAGCTTCTCTAATATAGAGATATCCAGCACCATTAGGTAACTGTCTAACATCTTCTCCTTTGAATGATTTACCCATTGGAGTTTGTCTATATAGAGATGCTGCAAATGGTAAACATATCTCCTCTAAACGAGTAGCATTATCAATTGCAATATACTTGTAAGGTCTCTTACCAGTCTCTGCAATCTTCTGTCTAATAGCATTTGCGATTTCTCCAAGATCATTGACTGTTCTAGCCTGAATTGAGAGGGCTTCGAGAAACTCGGAGCCACCCTCTAAATCGACTATAAGACAGCCATCTAACTTAGAAATCAATGTAGTTTTACCAGATTTTGGTTTGCCAAATAAGATCAGAAATCTAGGATTCTGCACCTTTGGCGCATTCTTTTCAGTAGGTAGTACTAACATATTTGTTTTGTTAGATACTGCTTTACGTTATCTGAAAGAATCTGAAAAAGTTATCTGAAAGAATCTGAAAAAGTTGAGTAAAGTAGTATAATTAAAGATTAATTACGGTTGTAGTTTTGTTTACCACCATGATGAAATTCAGAACGAATTTTCTTTGATATGATGATAGATTTTCCAAACAATAAACATTGTTACGCTTCGGGATGATTGTATTACCAACCTGAACATACGAGTCATATTCTCGTACCGGAAGTCCTCCGATTTTATAGTCATACCCACGAGGTAGATTACGCATCTCTGCATAATCGTGCAATTTCTTCAATGCACGTTCAAAATCCGTTGCAAGGTTATAATTACAACAGTTATTATTAAACGGACACATACATTTAGATACGTGATAGCGCGGATTACATCCAAAGCCTACACGTTCTCCCGGACCGATATACTGATAACTTGTTTCAGTCTCAGGTCCATCAATACCATCGATAGTCAATTCAGGATATGAATTATTCAGTTGATTCAACAAATACTGTTTGTATACGCCACGAGCGTCTGCTTTTTTATTCGGAAGTGTAATTGTAAAAGATTTCATTTCAGCCTAATTTTAAAGTAAATAAATAATTTCTTGCGTTATTTTTCGACTAAGTTACCATATTTCAATTCATTCTCGAATTCTAGTATGAATGGTTCTCCATCTCTTACTTTAAGAAAATGAAGATACACTTTGTCTTTTACAGGTAGACGGTCTATACCATAAGCTGTTATATTTAACAACTCTGGTCGAGATAGAGCTGTCACATAGTCGCTAGCCTGAAAAATAGCATCAGATGCTGCAAGATCACTACGCATTGGATAATGCATAGAAGGGTTGTTAATACGATCCGGTTGTTCAATATTTCGATTCATCTGTGAAATCTGTATAATACTCGTATTAGAAAGCTTCTTTTTACGAATAAACATTTTCTGTAAATCGACAATAGTACCTCTTTCAGATTCACCTTGGCCCTCTACAAGCAGGGCATGGTCAAGTATAACTATAAGCCATTTGCCTTTAGCTATGTTCTCGTGAAAGTAGTCAATAGTTTTTTCCATGTTCTCTACAGTACTTGGCGTATCAATATAATATATTGGATACTTCTTGATCTTATCTGCAACTTCTTCAATTTTGTTGAATTCAGTATTAGATAGACTTTGATCAGAACTATAGAGTTCTGCTGTAGTCTTTCTCAGTTTATTACTGAGTTTTCTACCTACCTGTCTGTAGGATAACATTTCATAACTAAAAGATAGTATAACTATCTCTTGATCCGGATTTAAATCAATTAAGTCAGTTTCAAGCGTATTTGCAAATGCAGATTTACCACTACCGCTGCCTCCAGCGATAGTAACAATCATATTTGGCTCAATACCACCACAACATACTTTATTAAACTTGTTCCACCTAGTCTTAAGTGGGACAATAGTTTTGTCTTTCCTCTTGCGGATGTATTCTAATGATTCATCAGCTACTTCAGAAATAGACTTGAACGGCAAAGTATTAAAGGATTTTTGTTCCATACTGGACCTCCTTTGCTTGTTGTGATAGTTGCATTTCCTCTTCGTAACACTCCCACTCGTGTTGAGTGAGCCATTTCCACATCGTCTTCATATAACCTAACTTACCAGAAGTTATTTTATTGTCAATCTCCCACTTCAGACATCCTAATAGGTAGTCATGCATAGCTCTTGATTTTCCAATAATTTTATTATATTCTTTACGACATTTGTTTACATTAGCCCTTAAGAATCCTTTGGTTCCATCAGGTCTTATAACATAAACTGGAAATACTTCATAGAATTCATCAAACATACTTTCTTTGTCACTTTTAGTAACTTCAGCAAGTTGTTCAGATGCTCTATAAATTTTATTATCGTCAGTTATAGTCTCTACGATAATGTTACGTTGAATTAAGTCTTGTATCTCTTCGTCACTTACTCGGCTGAGAAGTTCGTGAACGTCTTGATGATTATTTTGATTTTCGCTCAATACAAGATTAATAAATACTAACTGATTTATTGATATGTTGAATTTCTTCAACAGAGATGTATCTAATTCTAGTATCATAAAAGTTTCACTTTATGACATTTATCTAGATTCTGATACAGTATGATAAGTTATGTTAAAATAACGATAACTGTCTTGGTTTTAAATCTTCGATTATCTTATAGCATTCTCTTAAATAATATCTATAATTAATCTTACGATCTTCTATTGGTTTATCATCGAACATATTTAGTAGAGTAACACCAGATGCCGTAAGCATATTCTGATACTGTTTAGTATCAGGTACTAAAGGTGGATTATACGGATCTTTACCTTCTTGAATTAAACTCCAATATGCCATATCTGATAATTCGCTTGGATTCCAAGCATAGTGTTCTCCTATTCCTTTCCATTTCCATAAATATGCACCATCTGTAGATGCATAGAAACGATTCGTTCGCTGTATTTCTTGATTCATGTATTCAACATGCCACTGTTTACCAGTCTTTTCAGACATTAAGAATTTCTTAATATCTGTGCAACCTTTAACAGTATCTTCAACAGGAATTCCATCTACAAAATACTTTATAATAGCTTCAGGTATGATTTTAGGTGATAAACCCTTACCTAGTAATACTTCGGTAATAAACATTCCCTTAGTTTTTATATAGTCTTTGCGAATTTCATCCATATTTCTATATGTTTCTCCTTTTGCATTTGTAGCTCCATACTTAATATGATCTCCTGTTTTAGGATCCATTACTGCTGTAAAATCTCTGAATTCATGCTTTTTCTTAGCATAACCTTCTTTTACTGCAATATAGTCATTGATCGCATACTGATACATAGCCTCAAAACGATCTTCTTCTAATGTTAGTTTAGTTAATTGTTCCCACTCTCTACATACGATGTTTACTTTATCATATATAGATTTCTTAAGTAAGACAAATAAACCATCAGTATTTGCTTGTACTATTCGGCACCCTAGCTCTACTAATTTCTCCGCTAACATTAGTAACAATAACTGTCCATTAATACGTATTTGCATTACTGCAAATGGACTATAACAGAAGTTATGTTCATTTTGAAGATTACCACTCAAACCATTAAGTGCTAACTTCAATGTACTATCTTTAATTTTATCTCCGTTATGTTTAGCTTCTATTCTTTCAGATCTAATCTGAGAATATACTTCTAAGAATTCTGGACCTAAATGTTTAGGATAAAATCCATATTCTATCAACATACTTGGATATAGTGACGCTACGTCAATATCGATAAGCATTTCATCTTCTGCTGGAATTATTATTTCAGGATCATTCTTAGAATGAATTCCACCGACTCCAACAGTATATCTCAATCCACCAAATACAAAGTTCTTTTCATAACCTTTTCTGCCAGGAGAAACTACTTGAGTTTTCATTTCATCTAGTACAGATTTAAGTATAGGACTATCATATTTGATAAAAGGTAATATAACATCTTTCAATGGTATATAGGCTTGAGGAGATCTTAAGTCTTTAATATCCCACCATGTTAAGCCTGTTTTTTCAAGATATTTGTGAGTTAGAATTTTCATTCCAATATTCACTCCGTCTTTACTAAGAACTTTCACACCATACTCGTCTTCAATAGCTAATCGCAAATCAATATCTTTTTTACACCTATCAAGTAATGCAGAAGTAGATTCAATATCATTGATATTATAATCTATCATACTGTCAAAATCTTCAATAGGCAAAGGCTTACTCCAATCACATACAAATTCCTGTACATTCTTGTATTGCATAGTAACCTGAATTTCTTTCAAGCCTACTCTAAGTTTATTAGAGTAAAGCATAGTGAGAATATCAAAGCTATCAAACCATACTTGATATTTCCATCTTTTCCATTTTTCTATATTCTCTCCAGAGTTGGTAATCTCTCTACTTAGATTAAATATAGAATTAGTAATTACAAGTACAGGCTTTTCAGCAAGTACATGTTCATACTCTATAATGTAATTGATGACAGGATTATCGTAATGTAAATTGTTATAACCGCAGAATATTTTATCTGAATCAATACTACAATTTGTAGTATAATTATCATTCCATGAAACAGGTGAATTTACTTGTTTAAAGAATGATATAAGTTCAGATAACTGATTTTTACGAGAAGATATTTCAAACTTATGTACTTCTTTTGTTTCTGTATTAAGAACAGAACAATGAAAGATGTTTTGAAATACTTCGATATCATATACAAATACGGTTTTACCTCTGATTTGCATATAAATTAAAGATTAGTTTAGATCCCGTAGAAGGATTCGAACCTCCGTCTTATACCTTATTAGTTCAGTCGGATTTTACAAAGACTACTACCTTTATTAAGTATACGGGAAACACTTCATTCATTCTAGAATGAGGAAACCAACGGTTAAAGATAAATTTATGAAGTTTGTAATTCTAGTAGAAATAAATCTATCCTAGAATCATCATAGTAACAATCATACTTTGTATTTCGTAGATTGTTTGTGGCATCTGGGTACAAGCGATATGCTTCTGCAAATACTGCTTGCCCTAATCGTACTTGTCCATTTACTTTCATGGACTTCTCTGCATTCCTTTTAATCATAATGCAGTCAACTTGATCTGGATTACGCGGCATGTTTATATATATAATAACGTGGATAATCTTTCTTTATACCTTCTTGTGTATATATACGAATACTTGCAAAGTCTTCCCATTTCTGTTCTAACTTGTCACGAAGTCCCTCTCCGATGCGTCTAAGTTCCTCTATACTCTTATTACTAGGGTTACTACTAAAAGCATACGGAAGCTTATTGCGATCTAATCGGTATACTACTAACCAATTAGTCTTTTCCTTCTTCTTTCGGGACTCTTGCGTCTTTTTAAAGCAAAAATCCTTCTGTTGCTCAATGATCTCCTTGATTCGTTTTTCATGAAGTGCACGAGCAGTTTGTTGTTTAAGCAACCGGTTTTCTTTACCGTATGCTTGTGCAACTAGTAAATTGTGTTTATGACTAAACGGCAATTTTTCATAACGTTCTTTTTTAGATAGTTTAGGCTTAAGCTTAGCTGTCTTAGTTTCAAACGTTAGTTCATTGAGCTTTGGATGGTGCAGAAACTTATTCGGTTCTGTAGTAATTTTCTGTTTAGCATTTGTTTCTTTTGCTTCTAAACCCCTTTTTGTCCAATAGTCAATGTAATTATTATTTTCTTTTTGTTTTGATTTATTCATCTTGATAATGTTTTAAAAGTTAATAGATAGGGGGCACAAGCCCCCGTTTTTTATGCAGCCAGATACATTGGAGCCTCAGAGAGGTCAATTTCTGTACTACTATTGAACTCTTTAACTTTCTTATCGAGTTCGTTGATCACTAACTGACATTCAGCCTGACGGGCTTTAATGTAGTTGTGCGTTAACACTTCTGTTACCGGCAGTTTACGTTTCCCTTTCTTAGCTTTCTGAGTTGGATTGATAGTATTTACAATTCCAAGACGAATGCTATATTCCTTCATAGCAGATAGACGATAGATGTTAACTACATTGGCGTCTGGGGATAACTCCCTTAGTTTCATACCCATATTTACACATTGGATACGTAGTTTAACTACTACTTGCTCTTCATAAAGTTCTTTGATTTTCTCAAGTAGAACTTTCATATCGTAGTTACGACTGAATCCTTTCTTGATTACATTCTCAGTATTTATGATACGCCAATATTTATTTATATCAGCAGTTAATTGGTCACGTTTTGCTATTAAATAGTCTACTTTTACTATATTGTTATTCATTTGATTTCTTTTATATTTAGTTGATACTTATATTGATTAAATATACTAGAAACCGTTACCTGTTGTGCTCGCATCTAAATCGATCTAGCAGCACACTTCTTCTTCTCGTGGCTTTCCTTATTATACGTCAGTTACGGCGTACGTATTGCGAGCGTGTAAAAAGTAAATTTAAGAAGCCTCGACCCATCGTCTTGAGGCTCTTAAAATTTACAGAATTTGTGCTTTATCCTTGTTACTCTGTATTTCATATACTTCATACATCATCCATATACTTTTTACTTTGCTACTTAGATATTGCAGAAATTTTGTTCAATTTTAAGTGTATAATAAAGCGTTACATCTGCTTAACGCTTAAACTTGAACGAATTGTTTTTTTAGATTGTAGATACTACCTTTCCTCGATATAAAGATCTACTGGAATACATCCTCCACCTAGATCAATTCCGATTGTAGTTTTACCTACTCTCCGGTAATTTGTCCCTTGGTCTTTACAGCTATTGTTGTCAGGTTGCCGTAATTCACCTCCACGTTTAAGTTTATATTCGCCTTCCGTTACACCTAGAATAGCGTTTAAAAACAGTCTGTCCACGACGTAATCATAGTTCTTACTATCAATAGCATGATCTACAATTTCGTCCTTAATTGCATCCCGGAATCTACTCGAAGCCGGTGTATACCGAGCAAGTGCATCTCTGATAAGAAATGCTAGATCCGAAAATGACATAGTTCTTTTATGACCATAGCGGAAAAGCCATGCCCACCAAGTATCTGGAATAGATCTGAAAGTTGTCGACCCATCGTCTTTGATAACTACAGATGCTGCTTTTTCTCCATTTACAAGAACTAATTCACCAATACGCGGATCTTCTAAGAGTAATCGAAGTAGTTTTTTACGGGATTCAGAAATTAATTGCATTCCTTCCATAACCTACTTACTCCTTCAATCCGAGTGACCGGTAATATTCATCGTTATTTGTTACAAGAATTTTGTTGATATCGTCATAAGCCGAAGACCAACCAACGATCTCTTCCAAGAGGTCATCTGCTTTCTTCTTCTCGATCTTGTTCAGCTTAGTAACAACATCAGTCAGGCGATTGAGATCCCGGAAGAACGTAGTTTCCTTAGTATCTTCCATTTTCTTAATAGCAGCCGTAACGGTTTCCATAGATACTTCTTTAAACTCACACGGTGCAAGCGGGAACTGCAAAGTAGTATCATCATTCAAGGTAATAACCATACCGTTTTCGTCCGGAAGTGGATCGAGTTTAGCAGAAGTAATGTCAATCATTTTGATTGAATATTTCCGTAAGGGCTTAGTAAGCCGTAAGAGACCTTCACGTACTTTATCATTGTGACTCAGGTCCATATTGTCAGCTTCGATGCAACACAAAGTTTGACCAATAAGATTCCAAGTAGCCAGAATAGCCCGGTACTTGTTCATGTCAAAATTAGAATTGTTAGTTGCCATAATTTTTTGTTCCTTTCTTGATTTATACCCTTTTTGATGGGGTGGATTAATAACTAGTTTTACTTTTAAAATTCGCATGTTACTCTTTTCTCTTCAATTCAGTTAGTCTGCTCAGTCTCTTAGAGCCGCTTTAAAAAAGCTATGAAAGTAGACAGATGGAATTGGTCAATTCAATGACTTAGAGTAACACTACGCATCCAAAATCTGTAAATGTTTGATAATTTTGGTAATTTCTATTGCCGTAAAAATATCGAAAACAAAAATAAGATATGTAATGTCACTGTATAATAGCTGTGACACATGCCCGGATCAGACCTTCTTTTTACTGTAGCTGATCAATCAATACGAAACAGTTTTTTGTGCCTAGTTCATATCACTATTAGATGCAATATAAACAACTTATCATCAATTCAACGAATCTCCAAGTATATTAGCATTACAACAATCTAAGCGATTGAGGGACTTTTTATCTAAAAGTTGCAAAACTCACAAGCTGTCCGATTTTTCAGGACACCCACTTGACCTTATCAGGGATTCTTTATTTATAGTACTCGAATACTTAGGATTTCCACCTAATCAGCCTTAATGGAGGCCTCAGCGTTCTCTTACATATAATGTTGCGCATTATACTTTACGAGTTTCTTATGTCAGCGTAACGGTTGGTACTCAAAGAGTAAGGAATTACTCAAATTAGTTCTTTACAAATTCATCTATACTCGTAAGTATAAACTTCATGCAGGTGATTTACTAACAATACTCTTTAATGCTTTAAGTTAAACATGTTCATTCTCTCCTTATTTGGTATAGCTGTTCGTTTCAGCGTAGGCACTCTCCAACGAGTTCTTACAATCCTTATGTTACCTCACATACAGGAACGCTCGTCAGGGCAATACACAGAATTGCTTCTGCTTCGTGTCGGCCCCTTATGATCTCTTGCTTCGCTTCATACTGGATGTATGCGCTGCTCACTTGAGAAAACTTAGTTAAAGATACTTTGCTTACTTTGTCTGAAATTCATACGTAGTTCCAGTCCTACGGTCTCGCATTTCCTCTTACAAATATAATCCTTATACTAATCAGATTATACACAATTCAGACTTATTGCGGCCTCAAATCGCAAGTTAAGATTATATCCCTGTTGCAAAGCACTCTAGGGTTTTATAGTGACATCACTTAACATAGTCACTCTTTGCAGTTAAATACTTCAAATCACTTTGCCCTAATGGACAATACAGTGTTGCAACTGTAAGTATGAGCTGTAGACACGCAATTTACTTCTCAGACGCTAACTCTAGGTTCACATCATTACGTATAGGTTTGGCACCTAATCCGGGTAACCTGTCATACACACTATCTAACAACGATAGTCTTGCATATGGGCCATAGCCACTCAGCCATGTCAATTTCTAGTGCTAATTTAACTTCAAAAATTCTACCTTCAGATGTATTACTTTAAATCTACCTTGTAGACTCACTTCCAATTAAATGATTTCAATCCAACGAGGTGCTATTACTCCTCTTATTAAACTATATAGACAGTATAGTCTAATATTTCATTAGTCAACGTGATAATACAGAAACACTGTAGTAGTATATGCTTTATGCTCTTACACCTAAGTAAGTGGGCAAAGGAGGGTTTGGAGCCAATCCTTAGAACGTTAGTCAGTTCATGATTACAAACATCTTTTTTTGTGACCACTCGTGTTATCGTTCCTTCTTGATTTCATCTTTGAGTTGATCCACGAACGATTACGGAAGTTAACGATACTCCCTGCTTTGTTTAGTCTCTGCAATCTGCTCACTGCATATCACTGCGTCTTCAGTCACCAATCCGGTTCTCACTATGGGTTATGCACGCTCTCCCATTTTCCTATTATATTCTTCATGTAGATAAGTAATCAATCTACTATAATAGGTTATCATACTATAGTTATAACTTGTAGTGGTAGCTACTTATTAAACATTTCAGTATCATGTATTACTTATAATCTATCTGCAACTGATCAGGTCTAAACAGAATGTCGTAGCATTTACGATGCCCTTCGAATGTAATTCTATAGCTCTTATATACCGCTTAATTACTCTCTATTAGCGGTCGCCGTTTCTCTTCGGGCTAAGATTTAATCCAAGTTGTGGATTAGGAAGCGGCATAAGCCGATTAAGCAATTTTGTTGTCTTAATAGTATTTTCTACATAAACCTCCTTTTCTACTTCTTTTGTTATATACTCTAGACGTGTCTCAACATCTTTTGTTATGGTCACAGTAGCATCTGCGGATGTTTCTCCTACAGTTACTTTGTCAGTTCTGAGATCAATATTCAGAGCTAGGTTCTTTCCATTGTTAGGTACGTCTACCACACGAGGAATAACCATTTCTCCGGCTTGAACTGCCTGACTTGGGGTAAATGGATCATATCCAATAAACCCTCCGAAAATTACTGCAAATGCAGCAATTGCCAAATTTCTGAGCTTCATTGATTGATGCTTTATTCGGCATACGCGGATTTGTCAACGTAATTAGTAAGACGATTAACCGGCGCGTTGTACAGTTTACTGATTTCTGCAATCTTGTCTTTCAGGATAGATTCAGAATCACCATACGCAGTGGATAATTTCTTATAAACGTTGTCGCCATTGACGGTTTCAAAGGGCTTTTTGTCCTCGTCTACAATCTGGATTTTCTTTTCCTTCTTGAGAACACCGTCAAGAACGTTCTGCTGCAATCCCAACTTAATATTATGAGTTACGATTACTAAGTTATTAGCAACACCTGTTTCAGTTGCTGCAATGTCTAAACGTCCTTTAGCTTTTTCATTCCACGATGCACATTGTTTTTCAACATGACGACTGATAAATACTTTTACCAGCTGTGAAATATTTTTATCATCTGCTGTAGGATTCCAAGCCTTCAACAGAGCATGAGGTGCAAGAACAGTATGCTCAGAATTGAGACTACCATACATTGCACTGGTCACGGCATCAAGTGCGCCGTTCCAAGAGCTACCAACTTTAAGCATAATGAATGCAAGAATCTGTGCCGGAAGAGAGTCTTCCATACCATAAGCTACACGACACCATTCGATTGCTTGGTTGATCTTTCCAAACACACTTTTGTTCGTAGTTGACTGAACAAGAATAGCACGAAGGACTTTCTCCTTCTCTGATTCTTCCATGTCCTTGTTCGGTTCAGGAATTGCTGCTACCTCTGTACGGGCTCTAGCATCGGCTTTTGCAGCTTCCTTAACCTCTTTAGGAATGTTAGAACCAGTGAAGTCAATTACCATCTGCTGATCATTCTTTTTGTCAGGCAACGCTTTCAGTTCGATACCCCACATAGCTTTAGCTTCCTCTTGCAAGGCGTTAAATACATCGCGGTTAACACGAACACCGAACGTTTGCATGTCTGCTTCTACCTGAGCTCCGTACAAAAGGATTTCAGACATCAACAGACCACGATAGTACGTTTTAGCAGCTTTACGAGCGGGTTCGCTGAGAGTATCGTCTTTGACGAATTCATCTGCAAACATCTTCATCAACGTAATACCGCTATCATGACTAATGCGGTCATTGCCTCCGGCTTCTAACAGACCCTTACCAATGTCTACCGGTTTGTTTTTAGGATCCTCTACTTTGACTTCCGGAGCGGGGACTTCAACCTTTGTTTCCTCAGGTTTCACTTCCTCGGCTACAACAGTTTCAACTTTCTCAGCCTTCGGTTTGATATCAACCTTAGGCTTATCTTTTGCTGCGGCTTTTTCCTGTTTTTTATCTTTTGCTTTCTCAGCCTTCGGTTTCTCTACTTTCGGAGTTTCCGGAGCTGGAGTTGGTGCCGGCGTAGGAGCAGGCTCTTCTACAGGTTTTTCCACTTTAGTTTCTACTTTTGTAGTTTCTACTTTATTAGTAGGTTCAGCTGTTGCTACTTTAGTTGCATTTGCTTTCTTAGCAGCTAATGTTGCTGCTTTCTTTCTGTTCTTAGACATTTTGATAATGTTTTTTAAATTGTTAATTACTCTAGTTATTTAAATGATGTTGCCCGTATTTATAAATACATTCAACTATCATCTATATAACCACATTTTTCTCTCACTGTAGGTAATCCTTCTGTTTCAGCGATAGAGTTGTCACTTTCTAATATAGGCTCCTGACTCACAGAGTCTTGTTCAGCTAATTCTGCATTCCATACAACGGATGTAGAATTACTCTGTGTGGGATAATTAGAAACCTCTACTGCTACTACAGTTTTCTCAGGAGTTTCCATTAATTTTTTAATGTGTTTTACTCCTGCACCTACAACTAAGCCTAATACTAGTAACATAATAGCTCTAGTAAAGACTTTTGGGTCCTTCATGCACATCGCGATTACATAAAGAACGACTATTGCAAAGAGCAATAATCCAACTACATTTGCCATAATTTGTAAGTATTGGTTATTTATAATCTTCAAAAAGTTGTCTTAGTTTTGCTCTTGCCTTATTGAGACACGTTTTCACGGTTGCCTCAGGAATAGCAAGCTCTTCGGATATTTGATGGTAAGACTTCCCATCTAGGCGAGCATAGATAAGATCCCTATACTTCTTACGAAGCAATGGAATACATTTCATAATAACTTCTACATTCTGACTTAAAATCATCTGTTCTTCAGGACTCTTTGTATTAGAATCAAGTTGACCAGCATATTCATCATCATCAATATAGTTGTTAAGCTGCTCTTTTTTAGTTCTTCTTATATAGTCAATTGAAGCATTAACAGCAATTGTTTTTAACCACATTTCAAATGAAATATGATTTACATAAGTTTGAAGCTTCTCGTAAACCTTTGTAAATACTACTGATGTCAAATCATCTGCTACATCACTGTTTTTAACAATGTTATAGATAGTAAACCAAATAGTTTTATTATACTTTTGATATAACTTTGAGAATGCTTTCTCAGAACCGTCTCTAGCTTGCTCTACTAAAAGTTTTTCTTCCTCTTTCATAGTGCTAGATTATAGTGATATGCGGTCAACCCAATGACCGCATACCGTATTAGAATGGTACTTTCTCGATGTTATCGATTCTCCACTCTGTAATTGCTCTCTTGCGGGCCCAATATAAATCTTGGATCCATTTACCGTATAGGAGCAATGTAGATTTGTCAATTGACTCTACAGACATAATCATACTATATCCAATTCGTAACCGAACTACTTCTGTCTTGCTTTGCGTAGCAATAGTAGACAACATATAGTTGAATAAGTTTCTTTCGAGCCAATCAATAATGTACCTAATAGTACGATTGGTGCGACAAGTTAAATTAAGACCTGCAAGCAATGCACCGTCACCATTATTAACGTGCATAAGTCCATACCATGTTTTACCCTCTTTCCATCTACCAGTAAATACTGGAAATGGTGTTACTGTGTTTTCTTCAATAACAATAGGTACACTGGCTGGATAATACTGACATTCTGCATTCAAGCGCTTGTTAATTTCTTTCTTTAACTCGTCAAAAGTAATTTGAGTATCTTTATACATACACAAATTTGGAGGTACTGTTGTATTCATTATTGTGCCATTTTAGTACGACGTATAATTTCCTTCAAAATAGTACCTACCTGCGACTTAGAATACCTTGTATTCTTAAGTAGATAGATTGTGAATTTTGGTTCCCAATTGTCTTTATATAAAGACAAATATTCTTTGTATGTGCTAACCCATTCGTTGAATTGTTTGTCACTATACTCGATATTCTTGTTAACCTCTTTCTCAAATCCAGACTTTTCGATTGATTCGCTGATACTGGGTAATTCGTAGATATAATCATTAGGATTACAAATAATATCCTGAATTTCAGGATCATTTGGACCTAATACTACAACTTCACCACTTGGAGATGCCATTTTATTCAATAGCACTCCGCTCACAATGTTCAACATCGGAGCAGTTCCGACTACACGGATTAATACGTTTGTTGTTGCTCCTTGAGCAATATACAAACCTGCTTTTGTTAATTCGACCATATTTTACTCTTTATAGAATTGATTTGCTACAAATAACGCATCATTCATTGACAAATTGAATTTGTCTTTAACTTTAGTTGCAAACGATGTTTTACTAGAACTTGATTGCATTAGTTCAAGCATCTTTTCCTTTGCACCTGGAGTATTGAATCTCACCCAACGAGTGACTTCAATTGCTGGCTTTTGTGTATTTACTTCCATTTCTGTTGATTTTCTAAAATAGTATTATATACTTCATTCCATTTACTATAATCAGGGTCATTTGGACTGAATAAAGTTAGAAATCCAGTATTCTCAAATAAGTGCACTATTCGAGCTACAGAATGTCTGTGCATATTCTTGGCAGCACTTTTCTTGCGCCATTCATATGGTACAAACCTAGTATACACATAATTAACAAACTTTGTCAACACTCTGTGTTGACGTAGAGCAATATACCATTCTGATGGCATACGATCTTTAATTGCGTCTTTTACACCCATACGCTTTTCATTTTTATTGATTAAAAATTTAATAATACTTTATAGATCAAATAGGTCATAAATTTACTGCTCTTCTGCTGACATTAGAAATTATTTCATAAGCTATAAAGGGAGAAATCATCCCTATTCCGTGCAATCTATGAATTTCTTTTTTAATATCGCAAAGTAATGATAAATCGTCTATAGTGTTACAATAACTATTACTAATACAGCTCATTGCTTTACTAGTAAGATCTCCTTGTCTATATTTCTTACCATGTTTTTTCTTACCTCTTGCCATATTACATATGATTTAGTAAATCAGTAATGATATACCATTCAATGAATATAACAATACCTAAAAACAGTAAGATAAGATATTGATACCATTTCATAGTTTCTGTATTATTATGATTTAACAAGTTAAAGGAAGGACAAAGGGTGGGATTCGAACCCACCATCTCTATTTCTAGCGTATTACCACAATACTACTTTGTCTTATTAAGTTCTAATATTTTACAGGGTCGAGAGCTTACAACAACACCTAACCAATTTATTACACGCAGGGACATGCGAGGCTTTTTACGACATTAGCTTAGCCGTTTGACTATTCTCAAGCACTCAGGCGAGTATAGTCAGATACGAAAGTTTTGCCAGTTATTGGCTTTATTGACCTATTCATTCTCTTCTTATCGCTGTCAAAAACCATAATGCCCCAGGTTTATACCGTTCAAAGATTTAAGAACTTGAAGCACGGTATCACACTATCAATAACTCTAGTTCTATTTCCTTAGTAGCTTTTAATAAAGCGTGGAGCATGAGGGAGTCGAACCCTCGTCCAAACGACGAATCAAATGACCTAACAGTCAATGTGAATAGGCAGTTAACCAAAACTACCTACTCTAATGTAAACAAACACTCTCCTTATTACATATGTTAGTCCAATATTAGGGGCACATATAACTCGCACAAAGCATAGATAGTATTCATTTAAGATTTTGAAAATTCTGTCTGTATACGGCGCTCAGAATCCTACTCAAGAGCAGGAGAGCTATACACATAAGGGTACAAAGACCACTCAGACTCAAATTGATTTTGTGCTTCTTTATCGTCATTAGACTAGTATCTAAATACGTAGTACAAGACCATTGTATCCGATACAAAAGCGCACATGGCAAATTTTTCTTTACTTACTCTTAGTAGATATATATCTACATATGCTGTTAATTCAGCTAATCCTAGGATAACTCTGTCTATTTTGGACTTATTGACACTGCCTGCTGATCTGGTTCAATCCAATTCGGATAAGTAGCCTCTACAAGAGAGGCTACTCGAGTATTTTAATGTAAATAGTTAATGTTACCAGTATAATCCGGCAGCATTACAATAGCTTTCACCTTTCGGGTAAGCTTTGTTGAGATTACGAATCTCAGAACGTCTTTGTTCACAAAGTTCAGACGCTTCTTTCTCTTTCTGTTCACGGAATGACATCAGTTTCTTACGGTGTTCTTCCGTATCCTTGTCACCGGCAGCATACGCGCGATTTTCCTCAGTTTGCAGTTTCAGATACTTGACTTCAAGCTCACCTGTTTTTCTCTTGTAACGAGCCTCGATGGCTGTACGACTCTGTGAGTATTCGTCGATAATAAGCTGACGTTTTGCTTCATCTTTAGCAAGCTGTTCACGTTCTGTAGCCATCTCCTGTTTTGCAGCTTCTACTGCATTCTTTGAAGGCGATTTGAACGAATCTGCTGCGCCGCAAAAAGTTTCAGGGTTAAATTCTTCACACAACAACACTGTTGTCATTAGACAGAAAGATAAATTTGTTTTCATACTTTGATAGTTTTTAATTGTTAATAATATAGTTATTTAAACGAAATTCAAAAAGAAGACTACTCTACTTATTTCTAATACTTATTCGTAGATAACCCTTTTCCTTCTCCTGACCCTATTATAGGGTTGACCGTTGTATAGTCCGTAGTACTCTAGCTCACGCTTGTGGCTTCCTTTAGGGGTTTGGTATATTTGTAGTCTTCAGGGGACTGGTTCACCATTTACTAACATTTAGTTGAGTAAAAAACCTACAGTCTATCTGGCGGAAATCCTGTAGTTCAAAAATTGTAAACTGTAATCCGATCATTGATTGCAATTCTGCAAAACACTTCTACGGTCATACGGATCCATTTTACGGATCTTTTTAGTTGAACGTTTTCGTGCCTGAGCTTTCTGAGAAAGCTTTGAGCCTGGATATGAGTCCTTAAAGGTTTTTCCCATTTTTGTCAGTAGTAAGAATCGTTAATAATCCTTTTGCCAATTTACTGTAATAAGCACCATGTAAGTCCATACCTATAACATGATCTCTTTTAGACATTGGTCCTGCGGCAAGTGCTTGCAGTATAGGCATCTCAATCAGATTACTGGTAACACATTCCAGAAATCTGTTTGTGATGTCTGCACTGTTAAAATCAATCAATTCATTGACCGCTATCAAAGCTTTGACAAACTCACTGTCTTCAATGTCTGTACAAACCTTTATACATTCACATTCTGGCAGTAAATCTTCACCACTTAGTACATTGATACCGATTGTATCGACATTCAGCATTTCTGCTAATCTGGCCCCAAGCTCTGTTACTTGGTCTTCGCTAATCCTGTTAGGAACAGCAATAATAATTAATTCCATTTTGATAATGTAATTTAAGTTATTTACTTGGAAATATTCTTTCCGATTTGATGCACATAATACTCGTGTTCATGATATTTCTGATGACAACGAGTGCAGTAAATTCTCTGTTTTAACTTCTTTCCATCAACATTCTCAGGATCAAAGTTATTAATCCAAGCATGGCCATGCCTTGCACAGTATGCTTCTTTACTTTTCTGAATACTAAAATAAGATTTAATCCATTTTAGGACAGATTTTAATTTGTTTGGTTTATTCATTTTACATAATATTTAAAATTTTAATGTTAATACTAATTTGATGACGTCTACTATTCTGCACAATAGTAGAATGTTAATAAAGACAACTCTTTGTCTTGGTATTATGCAGATACCACGTTTGCTACATATACTAACTTATTAACTTGTAACTAATTAATCTTAACGCCCACTAAACACTTTTAAAGTTATGCAGAAATCACGTGGAAATGAAATCTTACTAACTACCTGATTTTTACGTCCGCACGATCATAAGTATTTAGAGATGTAACAACTCTTTGCGCGGCACGAGTACATCTTCGTGAACGGTGACTAATCCGAGTTTCTATATGCTTACTTACGCCCCACAGGTTTGTCATTTTCTGATGACTTAATAAGGAATTGTTCTTATTATTTCGTAAATACAATTATTGTATCTTATCCATACTTTAACTAATAAACCATAACTTGAATGTATTATTTCTCTTACTTCGAATTGTTCATTAGGTATTTCTCGAGTATTAAATAATTTATTTCCTTCTTTATCATACTGAGTATAGTTCAGTTGATATTTGATCTTTTTGTTTGTTGTTTCATCCATAATAATTTTTAATTAAAGAGAGATCGCTATCTCTCTTATGAACTTAGATATTTAAGCGTATATTGTCTGCAAATCTATTATCTTGTTCTGTTATCCATTTATGAACTTTATCAAATTCATCAATAGTAAAATACCTATCTATAATAGATGGAGCACTATCTACTGTATCTTTAGCCTCTTTTAATCCTAAGCCAAATGCATCTTTTACTAACTTAACAAGAGCTAGTTTACTACTAATACTACTATCTACTGGAGTAATTAGTACCTTGTACTTAGCATTTTCAGATAATAAGACTTTGCCTTTATCTTTCCTCCTTGCTATAAGAGTACTAATAAAGTCAGATGAATTATAACCTTCTATTTTGTCCATATTGATTAAGGCAGTAGTAAGCATATCTAATGTTATGCCTTCTTTATGCAACTGTTCAAGTGCATATCTTGTAATTATATCCATTTTGATAATGTTTAAAAGTTAATAATGAATACAGCTATTCTCACGAACCGCTGTATATAATCTGAACTTAATTCAAATGAGCCGAATCTGTTTTATGAATTACATTTTTCTGTATTTCTGAGCCCCAGATGACATTCTTATACAAGTCTGGATTAGCTTCATACTCCTGAACAATCTGTTCAATTGTAGATTCTGTACCAATCTTCATAAGAACTGCAATTAATGCAGCTTCCGGCATAGCCATAAATACTGAGTCTTTCCTTTGCGACTCTTTTGTAAGTTTACGAGCCTCTAATACCTCCTGTACAGTTGGCATTTTGATAGTGTCTCGTTTAATGACCGGTTCAATGGTCATAACTTCGTCCTGTTCCTGATGGAACATGTTGTTGATTTTGCGATTTACTTCACCTGATTTTCCCCATTGTAGTCCTAAAAATACAATAGCTCCAATTACAATGATAATAAATGCCCACAAACCTGCCCATTTATACGGGCTTCTTTTTTCATCCATCTTTGATAATGGTTTTAAATTGTTAAACTTTATTGAACTTATCGAGCACAATTTTTGTGCTTTTTCCTTTGATCTTGATTAGATGGTCTAAAGCTTTCATAGCCCTTCGAATGTACTTAATTTCTTCATCAGTAAGTTCCATGAATTCACTTTCCTTATTGTGTTGAATTAAGTTATTTAGATTCCCATATACTAATGCATATCTACCACCTATTAGGTTTCGTTTGCACTGCATCCAAGATCTAGAATTCCAAACATGCTGCTTATTCATAAAGCTATTGGTTTATTAATTCTGTGAGAACTTGGTCGAATATATTAGACCAAAACATCATTCCTTCGGGAGAATTTTCCCAACAGAATGCAGCATCTATCCATACTAATGGATATGTCATACAAAGATAGCGCTCACCACCAAAACAGTTAGCTTTGACAGAAAGAGCATTGTTACAGTACAAATCTAAGGCTTTGTTTCTTAGAAGTACGTGTAATACTATGTATGGCATCTCTACTAATAAGTGATGCTTATCACTAAGTTTTTTTACTCTTTTCATACTCTTTTTGAATTTTAGCACGTATCTCTCTCCAGAACATATTTCCCTGTAGAGATTCGTAAAAATTAAATGCAAAATCTAACCACGCAGTAGGCTGTTTTTTTCCACAATAAGACATCACAGCGAGAATATTATAGCCACTTCTATATACCTCACCCGAAAATAAAGATTCAATATATAAATCTAGCGCTTTGTACTTTAATAGAATATGCAATACTATGTAAGGCATATTTACTAATACTTCATGTTTATCCTCTTTTCTGTTCATTTGATTGTATCTCCTATGAATTTATTGAAATAAATGTAGTCCTTAACAAGTATAACATAATCTACTTTTAATTCATTCTCGTGTATATACGGATTGCATAATTTCAATTTGTACGTATTATCCTTGTTTTCTTTTCCTACTATTATACAATTCTTATAGGTATTCTTCATCTCAATATAATTATACACTTTCGGATGACGATCATGTAAATATATAAGACCTAGAGTAATAATAAGAATCAATATAATTGTAGTACTAATATTATTCAGGATATAACTCCCTTTCATAGTGGTTCTACATTTAATCCAAGATGCTGTAATTTATTAATAGCAGTCTCACTATCAACAGTTAAAGTTATTTCTTCTCCTGCTTGTAGTTTAGACATCATAAGAGTATAACCAAAGTTAGACATACCAGCAGTTGCATGTTGGTTAAATACTTTGATCGGCTCGAGTCTGTTTTTACAGTCTCCAATTTTGATTTTGATAATCCTTTCCATAATATCTGTATATTTATAATTATAAATGTTTACAAATAAAAATAGCAATACCTACTTCACAGTAGCATTTGCTATTAAGAGTTCTCCTTTTATCGAGTTAATAAAACGAATACATACAATCACGCTTGATTGTAGTGCTAGTTCAAGGATTCGAACCTTGATGGATTTCTCCACACTCCTAATGGAAATGCGCGTCTACCAATTCCGCCAAACTAGCATATGCTACTGCTATAAAAATAACAGTAGCTAAATTAATTTTTTTGTCTTGACTTACTTTTCAAACCACTCTTTAGCAGCATGATCTATACTGTAATATTTGTCCAGTGTATATATAATCATACAGTCATCCCAAAATTTACTAGGAACTTTGGATATTATCTTAGCAAAGATAGTCTCGCAGTCTTTTAATGTAAATAGACAGTTAATATTTTTTCCACGTATATTAACATTGATACTTTGCATAAAAAGATTTGAGAATCTACAGGTATTCTGCATAATATTATATATATCCGCTTCAGTAATATCTGTCCATATAGGTAAACGGATGTATAGATGGTATTTTCCTATATTACTTGAATTCTTTATGCAACGATAAGCTGTATCAGTAATATAATTTTTCAAATCAGCCTCTTTCTTAGAGTATAGTGCTTTCTCTACTCTTGTACTGCCAGAGTTGCAAGCATTAGAGTCAAGTACAGTTTGTTGATGTAACTCTTCTTCATATATTACACCATCTAACAATATCTCTATAGCCTGCTCAGGTGTCAAGATATTGTCTCTCGTCTGATTCTCGATCGCTTTAACCAGACTCTTAATGTGTTCCTTTGAAATACCTTGTTCTATAAGGCAATTCAATGCGTAATTTGTTATTCGTTTCATATTTTGATAATATTAAATTATAGGCTTTCGCCTTACCTAAAGATAGCTTCAAATATACATTTGATTAGAGCGTATACTCCTAATAAAAAAGGAGCAGCACAAATAATTACTGCAAAGGTTTCCCATAGAAGCTCTAATATCTCTTCTAGGATAGACTGTTTGTTGTCTTTGTTCTCTTCCATATCACTTTGAATTAAATTGTATTTTACATCTAAAACCTGAACACAAATACACGAGTTTTCATATATCATTGTGTTGATATAATAGTTAGATACCTAAAGAAATTTGACACTTATTGTTCAGTTAGTGTCAGACTGTCAAGCACCTCATTAAGCATATCGAGGTAATAGCTTATTCCCATCTATACTTGCTTTGGTTAGTTGCTACTAAAGGATGCACTCACAGCGAACCTAACTGTGTCCTTACCATATGGTTTTACTATTATAATCTATTAATGTGCATTTTACACCTAAAACTTTACGAGCAGCAACTCACACCTTTTGGCAGTTTACGCGCATTTTATAGTAAAGAAACTGGTGCCCTCAATGTCTTGGGAAGTTATTGAGTTTTTTAGAGTGAGATACACATTAGGCAAAGCTCTCGAGTTTGTACGTGAGAGAGTACACAGATTTATAAAGGTCTTATATGCCCTTTTGACCTATAAATTCAATATAAGGCTTTGTAATTTCATCAAAAGCCTTTAGAAAACTTCCAGTATTTCACTATGACTGCATTTCACATAGTGTTACTTGAATCTCGCTCAAGTGCAAAGTTCTAATCTCGTAGAACACAATATAGACTATTATTCTCTGGTCTATAAGCAGATAGTAACAAGCTCTTCGCTTCGGTGGTCTATGTTACCTAACCACGCTAAGACTTACATAGATTTTCACTATCGCTTAGTTTTCTATTAAATGATCATGATTATGAAAGTTTAAAAGTATATACGCTTTCAACTATTTTTTGGTTAATAATACATATTTGGAAATACTCGTAGGTGTCTAAAGCTTCGCTATTCCGTAGCTTGCGCCACTCCAAAAAAGTGCTATGTCGACATATAGCTATTGTGAGGAACGTAGAGAACAAGAGCCATATATTGAGTTGTCAACATTTTTTGCGTTTGTCGATAATGTTAAAAGGTGTGGAGGAGGAAATTGTATTACCCACTCACTCACACACCTAAATTTTTTAACGTCTACGATTGTTACCGCTTTGAGAATTGTTTTTGTTGCGCGCGTTTGCTCTATCCGCAAATTCAGAACCGCCATCGTTGTTATTGCCACGTTTACGGGCTTCTTTTTCGGCTTTTTCCGCTTCTTCTTCGAGATATTCCTCGTATGTCTGCCACACAGCAAAGCCAAATTCATCATCAAACTTCATATTTTGCTTGTAACGGTTGCGGGCTTTTCGTACAGCATTTTCAACTGGCTCGTCGTCGTCGTTGCAAAGCAAAACAACTGTAACTTGATCAAAAAGTTTAACTTTCCCGTCGTCGTCCAATATAACGTCACCCATTTGGAAATTACCGTCGTCGTCGTCTCGTGTATAGCGCATAATGTACTCAGAGCCAGAAATATCGCTAACCGGTACATTTTGTTTACACAAGTGAATCATTGGATAATCACGTTCATTTTCTTCTTTGTCCTCGTTTTCTTCGACGATTTCGCGAAACATTTCGACAAGTTCCTCGTTTTCAGGAAATAATACCGTATGAAAAACGTTCGGAAACATAGATTTATTTAACACATTAGCATTAAATATCCTACGTCCTTTAGCGTCTTTCTTTACAAGTTCTTTTTTTTCTGAACTACTTGCGGTTTCTTCAACGGCTTTAATATAAACCGCTTGTGAAACACTGGAGTTTTGCAAATCTACCATTCTTGCGTCTACGATTCTTGTTAACATAGCTTTGAAAAGGAAGAATTTTTACCCTCTGTTTAGATACCTACGGGTGTTCCTCCCATTACTATATCCCGGGGAGTGATTTATGTGCAGGTCTCCCCACACACAAAATAACTCGTAAAAAATTTTTTATATTAGAAAAATCCATAATCTACTACTCCAAAAGGTAAATAGTCACAAGGAACAAAATATAGTGTCACATCAAAATCATTGAGTTTATAAGTAAAGGAACTAACTCCTAATTTAGGATTACTCAATAACGCTTTTATAAGTGCACTATCAGCATAACAGTATATCATCCTTGGTAATTCTAAATTTTGCTCTGCTTTTTCATGTAATTTATTAGTTATGTCATCTACTACTGTACTAAGTAATTCTTTACCTTTAATTAATTTTATCATATCAATCTTGGTTGGTTACACATATAAAACGTAGTAAAGTAGATGGTATATCTACACATTAACAAGCATTAACTATTATATAAAAGGCAATAAGTAAATAGTTAAAAACTGTTAATTATAGTACAAGTTAGTACAACCTAAGTAAGAACTTATACGTTTATAGGGGAGTAAGAGGGGTTAGTAATTACATAGTATATACATACTAATTAACTAATAATCTACTCTTACTTTACTAAGTACTTTATAATAATTATATACTATGGCAAATAAGATATTAAATACTAGTAAGAGACGACCAATCGCATATCCGGGTAAATATGTAGATGTAAACGGCAAAGACTTTTTCTTAGTAATGGAAACAGATCAAAGTAGCTGTAAAGGTTGTGCTTTCCTAAATACAGGATGTGATGCAAATAGAACCTCTTACTGTACTCAGGGTTATATTTTCAAAGAAGTAATTTTAGATTTAAATAAAAAGTAATGTACATATACGATAAAGAGTTAGCTGAGATTATTAAGAATAATATACCAGTTGAGATAAATAGTAAACAGTACTTAATTGAAGCTAATAAATCTGGCAGTTGTGATGGCTGTGCATTTGGCGATCTAACAAAGTGTCCTTCTAGAGCTGTGCGTTTTTGTTGCTCAAATGGTGGGAATATCCTTAAAGAAGTGAAACATACTAAGAAATAATACGTTTATAATTACATGGAAGATAAAATACTAGAAACAGTTGTAAACAACTTGGAATATACATTTGAGAAAGATGTATTAGTTAAGCCTTTAGAACCAGTAATGGTTAAGAAAGATATCATTACACAAATTCCAACAGGTGAGAAAGATGAAGATGGATTTGAGAAGTATGAAACTAAGACAGAGACTAAAGATGTTGAATCTGAATTCTTAAAGGGTGTGGTACTTGCGTTACCTACTTGTCTAACTACTCCTGAAGAGTCTACATATAAGGTTGGAAGTACTATAGTATATAACAAGAAGTTTGCAAAAGACTTTGATTTATATAAGAATAGTCAGTTGGTTAAACCTTACGACGTGATTGCCGTAGTTAATAAATAATGACACATTAAATTTAAGTGTTTCATAAAAATAAAAATTAATTATTTAAAGGTAGCTTTCAAAGCTACCTTTTTATTTTATCTATACTTTAAATGTTAAAATGTGTTAACTAAAATTAACATCATTGTTACACCTCCGTTTTATAGTCAGTTATGGAAGACATACTAGTAGTACTGTTATGTGCTCTTATGATCACACTAGCAGTCAAAGGTTTAAATAAAAAAGATTAATAATATGAATAGTTATAAAGTAATTAAATCATTTGCAGCAGCGCGTAAAGGTGATATGCTTGAGCCTAATGAAAAAGGTTTGTTGGTTCTTAATGTTCAGGATAAATTCAGTAGTAGATTTGTTGCTGTAGATGAAGATACCGCAAATGAATTGGTTGAGAAAGGTTACTTGCTTGAAATGAAATCATCTAACAATGATACTAGACTTGAAGCTATCAAAGATTTCTGTGATACAATGCTTCAGAAATATGATAGTGATTTAGATGAAGTATTGAGTAAGTATAATGAAGGTCTTATCCCTACTTGTGTTAAAGTAGAAGCAGAGACTGTTTATTATAATATGACCAAATTGCTTGATAAAATTAAGGAATTAGCAAAATGAATAAACTGGTAAAGCAAGTCAATAAGACTGACCTTTACAAAGAATTCCTTACTTCTCTAAATGGAGTATTGCAACTTACTGACAGGGAGCTAGAACTTATGACTACTTTAGTCGAGCTAGACGTTAATTACGAAAAGCTCCCTGGTCATAGTAAGAATGTAATTAATACAGAGAATAGAAAATATATCAGACAAAAACTTGGAATTACTCCAGACAATTTAAGTCGATATATAGGGAGATTCAAAGAAAAAGGTCTGTTGGTACAAGGAAAAGTGGAAGATGAAATCACTGTTAATAAGGCAATTATACCTGAAATAATTGGTGATAGAGTTCAAATCACTTTAATATTAAGATTGAAAAATGAAACAAATTGAAGTTAAACCAGGAACTATATTCTTAGGTAAAGAATATAAATGGTATGAAAAGATTTGGTCATTTATTACTAGAAAAAAGTTAGATTATAATAAGTTTTACGTATTCGACGAAACAATGTCAATGATTGGTAATCCAAGAACATCTCGCCTAGTACTGTTAGAACCGAAGAAGAAATACTCTAACAAAGAAGTAACCAAGTTACGGTTACTTAACCGTCTAGGTTGGATAGACAGAGCTGAAGATGTTTTAGCTACTATTAATACTATCAGACCAAATACAGTAGATAGCAATAAAGGATTAAATCAATTACTTACTAATAGATTCTACAATATTAGACATCTTTCTGATGAAAAAGAATACATAGAATATATACCAGCAACTAAGTAAGAAATATAACCTACCACATCAAGTAATAGAAGTAATATGTAATCATCCTTTTATGTTTGCTAATAAGGTAATCTCAGATGAAGAAGATACTAGAACACTGATGTTCTCTTACTTAGGTAAGATAAAGATTAAGAAGAAGTATGAAGACGATAAGAAGAGTGAAAGTAAAAGACCTAAATTAGGATCTGCGGACACAGCTAGTTGAGTTAATGGTCTATTACAAAATGTCTTATCCTATAGGCTTACATAAAGAATGTGAGATACAATTAGATGATAAAAGTAATAGGATAATTACTCCTGATGAAGAATACCATCTTGATGATTACACTTACTGTTACTTATATATGTTAAGTAATGAAGTAATAGCAAATATATATAGAAGATTAAATGAAGAAAACGAAGGCTAAAATAGTTGCATACGATCCTGAGATATATCCGGTGTATTTATATGTTGGTACAGTAGAATGTTTGAATGAAGCTAATAAGTTGTTTGATGGTTATGATACAATGCAAGATGCTTCAAATGATCAAAATTCAGGAGATATCGTAGTATCAAATGATAATGTAGATGGCATAACAGTATGTGTTAGAGAAAAGAAAACAGGAGCAGTTGGTTTACTTGTTTTAATCAACACTAAATTAGCTAAAGAGACAGTATCTGAAGTAGTTCCCCATGAATCAGTTCATGTTGCAGATGGCATATTCGATTACTTAGGAATAGTTAAAAGTAACTACGAAGCAGGTAATGAACACTACGCTTACTTAGTTGGTTGGGTTGCAGGAAGAATTAGTAATTACTTAATTAATTACACAAATAATGAAAAAGAATAAAGAGGTTAAGATAGCAGAAAAAGTAGAAGTAGTACCATTTGAAGAAGTACAGCTAAATGTGTATTCAGATGAAGAACAAAGAAGAAGAAGTGCTTTGTTAGAGATAGAGAAAACACGTTTAAGTAACCTATATGCTCTCAACCATGTATTAGTAATGGCAACTAATTGTTGTTACCGTATAGACATACAAGATACTTACTTTATAAATGGCAGTGGGACTTTAAATGTATCAATAGTCGAGATGAAAGATAAATGCGATAATGCAGCATTTAATAGTAGGAATATAGAAGTAGATACTAAGGTAATATATCGTTTATCAAACATTAGCTTATCAGATCTTACAAAATTAGTAGTGGTTTTAATTAAACAATATGCACAAAATAATGATGGAACAGACAATGAAATTTGAAGAACCGGTATTGAAGTTTAAGAAACTTAATTATGTTGAAGGAGTAGATGAAAATGGTACTCCAATTATTAAAGAATCACAAGGAGTATTACCTGTCAGAGCACATGATACAGATGCTGGTTATGACATTGTATGTACTAGATTAACTCAGGAATTAGATGAAGCTGGTAAAGTAGTACTAGTATATCATACTGACGTAGCAGTAGAGCTTCCTCAAGGTATGGTAGGTTTCCTTCTAATGCGTAGTTCTGTTTCTAAGAAGTCAATCATGTTAACAAATTGTGTTGGTACAATTGACCCTGGTTATAGAGGAGAGTTAATGATGAAGTTCAAACTTACTACAGATGCACTTCCTAGAGTATACCAAATTGGAGATAAGATTGGGCAACTGGTAGTAGTACCTTACTATAAAGCTACTCCTGTATTTGTTGAAGAACTAAGTAGTACCGATAGAGGAGAAAACGGTTACGGAAGTACAGATAAGAAAGAGAAAAGTGGTACAGATTTGATTTTAGAAACTAAAGAATTAGCAAAAAATGAACATAACACTGGAGAGTCTACAACAGGAAATAGCGAAGTATCAGGAGATAATAGGTAAATATAGAACTAATCCTGAATATGTGAATCCTAACTGTCCACTGGACACAGCTATAGAAATAGTGGATAGACTTACAAGAGAATATTATCTAAATACTAGAAAGATATGAAGAATATAATTGATGGCAAATTAAAAGTATGTGTTACTGGTGACAATATGGAAAACATACAGGTAAGAGAACTAGAGAAAAAGTGCGGTTTCTATATTGATGAAACATACATTGCTGAAGAAGACGGAGAAGTACTTATCGATGGAGAACTAGTTCCGTTTAAAGCAGGTGATATACTAGCAATATATGGTACATGGGTTAAAGGTAACAGCGATGGATTAGAGTATCAGACAATTGTTATTCCTAGTACAGATCAGTTGGCTATTTCGTTAAAAAAGACTATAAAAAAGACTATTAATGAAGCAGCTTCATGAAGAAAATCCACCAATTGAAGAGGATTTTAACCCCTGGAGTGATAAAGATAGAGCCGTATGAAGCTATTTGACATACTTGGAGGTAAAGTAGTAATACATTCAGATGCTTTAGGTATCCCATGCTTTAAAAAGGTGTGGGATGCTGACAAGCCTGATAAAGAGCATGCTACTAATATAATCAGTTACATAGTATTAAAGAATAAATGGGATAGTCCATATGTACTTAGTTCTGATAAGGAGAATATTGAACCAAGGCTTAAGAAACAACTACTAGGTGATGCTAATTATAAGCTGACTACAGATGAAATACAATGTGAAAAAGAATTCATAGGATTTCAAAATACTAATACTTTATAGATGCTAACTAATATGCGATTGAAGTTAGATAGTATTAGTAAGTACTATAGAGATTCACTAGATGAAATACTAGACGAGAAGAAGATTAAAGATATTCTAGCTGGTATGACAAGCGTAGGTAATGTCTATAAATCATTAGACTTACTTGAGAAAGCAGTTAAGAGTGAAGAGTTATCTAGTACTAAAGTAAAAGGTAATGCTGAGATTAATCCTTATGAATTAAATTAATTTGTTTAAAAAAAACATTACATGGAAACTAGTATAAAGTTAAGCGTTTTATTGAGTATTAACACTGAAAATAATATGAAGAACAATTTTACAATGCCAGATGTAGTTCTGGATCTTACAGACGAGAATAAAGATATTTTTGAAGCTATTGCAGAATGTGAAGCTAAACGCCAAGATCTATTGCATTCTCCGTGGTATAAGAGAATCTTTAAACCTGTAAAACGTAGTTTGAAGAAATAACTATTCAATAGTAAAGTTATGACTAGACATAGCTTGAGTGTCTTAAAAGAAGTCAAGCATACATTGCCCTATGGTGTACCGGCTGTGCACATCTGTCTCTAAAACAGAAGGTCTCCGTTCGACCCGAGAGTAGGGCTACCAATAGATATTGAAGATGAGCGCGCATCAACGTAACTACCTAAGTCACTTACTATCTGATCAATAGTAAACACAGCTAATGATGGTCCTAATCGTAAGTAGGCACTTTTGTAGAGTTAGTGTGATAACTCTAAAGTGGCGGGATGTAGCAGTTGGTAGCTAGTCAGGCTCATAACCTGAAGGTCGTTGGTTCGAGTCCAACTCCCGCAACATTTAGGGAGGTTAAATACCTCCCTTTTCAATATTTAAATATGGAAGATAAGGTATTACTTAAAGAAGACTATCCTGATATACTTGGTGATTGGATGTGGGAAAGTGATTACTTAGTATGGAAAAAATATTGTGAAGATAGACGTAAACAATTTGAGGATTGGATATTCGGAAAAGAAGATAATGGAAGACAGATAGATAGTAAGCAAGATTGATTTTTATAAGCCTATTAAGAATAGCAATAAGTTCAGAAAGCCAGCTCTATAGTACATAGAGACTGGCTCTTATTGTTCCTACCCTAAGAATACTACAGAGTATTTTCAATTCTGGGATAAGGAAATTAGATATTGTATAGATGGTTATACTGCTGAAGACGGTGATTGGATAAGCGGGTATAACTATTTTTATTTGAACTATTGTCCTATCTCTAGAGTAGTGTATGAAACATATACAGATAGATTTGGCAATCAAAAGAAACGCAAAGTAAAGAAAGTAGAATTTGCTGATTTCTGGGATTATGATTACTATTACTTTACTGCTATATAGGAAGCTGAAGAATCAGGTACACATATGTGTGTATTAAAAGCCAGACGTCGTGGTTACTCCTTTAAAGGTGCAGCTATGGCTTGCCGTAACTATTATCTAATACCAGATAGTAAGACATATATATATGCATCAAATAAACAGTATCTTACTGAAGATGGTATTCTTACTAAAGCGTGGGACTATATGGACTTTATAGATAAAAATACAGCTTGGGGTAAGAAAAGATCTGTTAACAGTACTATGCGTAAACGAGCTGGATTCTGGACTAAAGATGAATTTGGCAATGAAGTAGAAATGGGT